CAACCCGCTTAGGATGGGTCAGCGACAAGGATTCACCCGGCTGGGCATAAGCAAGTTTGGTGGATTTCCATTGGGCGGTATAAGACAGGCCAATCGTTGCCGTTGTCACCGCTTCGGAAATCGTATCGATTGCCCCACCCACTACACCTTTGGTGCCTAAGTCTTTGCCATTCCCCCACACTGTAACCTGTTTGCCTTCGAGATGATCCAAACCACTGATAGTCGTGACGGCGGCGCCGGAATAGGTTATGTAGGCATCTGCTACTTTGTTGGTAGTGCCGCCACGCGCTTCCGATTCCAATGCCCATCTCTCCAAAAAGCGAACGGTGGAACCGTTAATGGTGCGTTTCACGCTGTAATAAACCGCATCCTCGGTAGTACCCGGCAACACAACTACATCTTCGACTACACCAGATCCACCCGATGTGACCGTCACCCAGCAGTTCACATTCTCCACATGGTTGTAGATCATGACAGCGACTACCCCATCGGACCGGACGCAATGGATTCGTGTGTCAGGCAGGCGCTGAATAGCCACATGCACAATCGAAGGTTCACCCACTTCAGGAACGATGATCGTTGCTTCAGTACTGCGGTAATCCCCGACTTCACCATCGAAGGCCAATTCGAATAGCCGTGTACCGCCACGTTGCACGTATACACCCCGGCTATCGATCTTGGCGGCAATCGTGGAATTACTGCCTTGGGTAGATGCTTCTTTGATGTTGAAGTTGGAAGGTGTCAAAACTTCATCAAACGACGTAGCCCGCACCGAATGCTCTGCGCCTTCCGCGCCAACAATGAGTCTTTGTAGGGGAAGAATCCAATTAATGTCGTCCACAGGCCCACTACCAACAGTACGATTAATAGGGCCAGAATCACCAACGGTATCAGGATTAAAGTTGTAGAAGTCATCGGAAACAGATCCAAAAATGCCGTTCTTGCCGGCCCACCATAGGCGGCCTTCATAGAAAGCGACGGCGGTTGGGAAGCCATTGATGGTAGACCAGGAACCTTCAGACCAATATTTGCTGCCGGTCGTAGATCCAAACTCGGTCAAAACTTCGGCAGCGACGGAGGTTGAACTGGTAAAGCCGGTAATCCGTGCCACACCGGTAATGCTGCCCAGCGGGTAATCCAGGGTGCAAGTTGCAGTGCCGGAAGTGTAATTGCCGGTCTTGATGCCGATACGATAGAAAACGGTTTGGTTATCCAGGCCGTCAGCAAGCGTCGTCGCCTGATTGGTTGTGTAATTGACCACATCTACAAAATTAAGGGCATCGCCAATTGAGCGTTGCACTGTAACAGTAGCAACCCAGGTGCCCGTGATGGTAATGGCGAAGCGCCGATTCTCCCCAACTCCTGTAACCTGAATGGTGCTGGTGAATGTGTTCTGCGCTGCGATAGCGGCAGATACTCGCTGTCCAACAGATTTGACTTTGAACAAGGCGCCAATATGGCCGGACACAAAGATACCCCGGCTGGCGGTGAGCGTGACGTTACCAGAAGTAGCACTTGCTGCAATCGTGGTTTCGGTTTTGTTTTCAAGCAGGTAAGGGCCATTGTCGGATAGATACCAGACCAACGACCATGATCGTACTGCGCGGCGTTCGATCTTTCGCTGCAAATAGCCTTTGGCCGCGACGAAAAGAATGTCACCGGACTGGTCAGAACGGATCATTCTCAAATCAGCAGTCAGCCATGGCGCGGTAATTTCCATGACGCCAGCAGCTTCAATCGCTACCGAATCCACCAGGACAATTCGTTTCAGAATGCTTTGGAATCGAATGGTGAAATTGCCGGTTGGCGTGAAAGCCAGCGAGTGATAACCGGTATCCAGCGTTGTCTCGGCAATGTACTCATCGCCACCAACTGTTGAACCGACACGCAAGACAACTGGCCCGCGCTGAATGATGATTCGTAGGGCATGCTCCTTGTTTTGATCGCCGGCTGCTACAGTTACGGTTTGGTCCCGAATAGCGGCGTTGGTGCCATCGCCAGTCAGGCCCATGTAGCCACCCGTCTGCCATGCGGAAGTACCACCCGCTTCATCGCTATCGGTCCAACCGGTCAAGTCGGTATCGAAGGTGCCATTAGTGATGGTGGTAGTTACAGCCACACGAGTAATCAAAGCGTCGTTGACCCACACCCGCATGATGGTGTTGGTCAATTCCACCAGAGCGGTATCGTCAGTGGAAAAAATAAAAGGCAAATGGCGGGCTTGTAGGTTGGCTTTGGAATTGCCAAGGTACTTCATGCCGGGGCGCAGCATCATGCTACCCAGGACACGCGGCATCCAGTTATCCATGGTTTCAGCAGAAAGGGCCAACCGCTTCAAATCGACTCGCGCCAAGGCCAGTCGTGAGGCTAGTCCCCGGTTGAACCCATAAAAAGCGGTGGCTCTTTGCATGGTTTATCCAATCAATTGATTGCGATTCCCGCGACTCCGGTTGATGCCTTGGCGTCGTGAACCACTCCAAGATCCAGACGGCGGGAATGCGGTAGCACCTTCCAGAGCATCCTTGCTGCGAGAATCTTTCAATCGCTGGGCCAAGATAGCGAAGATCGTTTTGGCTTTCTCGGCATCTTGGGTCAGAGATAAAACGATTTCAGAAGCCAGGAAAGCAGCCACATACTTAGTGAATGTATCCGGCCAACGGGTTAAGTCATTGCCGTAGTTGGCGGCATTGGAAGTGTATCGGACATAGATTGGGTCGATGTCGGCAAACCAGAATCCGACTTCTTCCAAGACAGCTATCAATGGCACATTGAAGAATTCATCCTCGCAGACGCCAGCGGTACGGATATGATCGTTCGGCATATCAAAGGCGTTCTTGTAGCCGAAAGCCGGAATTGATGTAGTGGATTTGGTAATCTTCACCGCTCGCATGGCAAATTTCCATTGCCCTTGTTCCAGACAATAGTTCACCGCACCATCAGCCCACACATCCAGCAGCAATCGCGCCGGTTCTCGGTTTTCAGTAGTGCTGGCAAGTCGGCGCTCCCCAATCAGGCGCAGCGCCTCGTTGAATAGTCCTAATTGGGTGGCCATGATTTCACCTCGTCAGAGAATAAGAAGCGAGCCAGTTTTGTGCTTCGATCTTGGTTGGTATCTGTTCCTTGATAACTTCCCGGTCGGACTTGCGAATGATGCAGAATTTCAAATGCGGCCCTCGGAAAGCTACTTGATATTCGTCGGCGGCTTCGCCTTGAGTAATTTCCACATCCTGAGTCGTCAAATCAAGAACGAGCATCGGCATCAGTTTAGCCCATACCCGGCCAGCCGATAGCACCAGACATTCCGCATACCATTCGCCGGTATCGATGCGAACATGAACGCGATCATAGGGCCGAAGTTTGTTAGAGACATTGGCCAGGAATTCCGGCTTCAACACATCGTCAAGCGTGGTGCCGGCTTCGACGGTGATGGTGTAACTCGCGTTTATGAAGTCGCCTTGGGAAAAGCGTGTTGGGTCTAATTTCATGATTGTTTCCACAGGACAATGGGGGCCGAAGCCCCCATTTAGGTTAAGCAAACGTCGAAGTCATTGCAGCACCAGTGGACATCGTGGCGCCGGAAGTGCTGACGCCGGTAATCACGCCGATAAGCAATTCGACACTAGAACCAATCGAACTGAATTGGACATTGATAACAACGTCGCCGGGACTCATACCCAACTGCTTGCCATCAGTAAAGAAAGCGGAAGCCGTGACATCCGTGGTCAGGTTGGTGGAGCTATAGAACCACAAGCTACCACCTTGACCGCCCGGAGCGCCTGGGGTCGTAACCATACCGGTCGAACCAGTCGAAGCGTTAACTAGAGGTTCAACGATACAGCGCGGCGGGTTGACCAGCGACGACGCGGCAGTAGTGCCAGAGTAAGCCATGATAAAGCCTCCTTAGTTACTGTGCGGCGTAAGCACTGCCGTCATGGTTAATCACAACGATGCCGCTGTTTTGCAGCAACTTCGCAGCCATGTACATCGAAGCCCGCGCCCAGGAATAAGCCTGTTCCTCGTCGTAACCGACCGGGGTTTCCAGACCGTCCGTGTTGGCGGCTTGGCCAATTGCGCTCTTATGGTACATGAAGCATTTTTCAGCCGAAGTGGCTTTGCCCGGAAGGTTCGGATGCTCAATAATCAAGCAGTTTCTCCACCGGTAGGCCATCGGCTTGTCACGCCAGGATGCAGTTTCACCAGTGTACGGGCGAATATCCACATATTGCGCGTTAGCGAATTCCGGCGCTTGCTCCAGATAAGCCAGGAAAGCAGACGTGGTCAGCAAGGTGACGTTGGAATCCCAAGGCACGCTGTTGTTACCAAGGATAACTTTGGCGTGTTGGAACATGGACACCGTACCAGTGGTGGCAGCGCCGGTATCGTTGGTGGCGGTGTTCAGTTCGGTGATGATAAGGTCGTCGATCTTGCGGTTGACAACGCCCATCGTAGTCATCTGCATGATTTCACGCTGGTTGCCTTGACTGGCAAAAATATTAAAGCCAGTCTTTTTAACCAGATCGTGCCATTCAGTCAGGACGACGGAGTTTTGGGCGTTGTTGTCAGCGCGTGCCGGGATCATACCGTTGACACCACGCGTTACAGCAGTGGCGCCACCGGAATCCGCTACGAGAAACACAGCGGTATTTCCCTTGATGACGGCTTCGGTCGTCACAGTATCGCGCAAGAGAGTTGCCTTGGCTTCAAAACCAGCAATGAACTCTTGGCGATACTGTGTTTGGAATGCAGTATCAGACATTTGATATGCTCCTTTAAACGATCAGTTTCAACCGTTCGCCGGGTTATCCTAAGCTGGTTCTGGAATCCAGGTTATCCGTTGCCGGGACTGGTCCGACCTATAAGGGGCCGAACTACTTGGTGCCTTTTAAAAAGTGGGGTTTCCTAATGGAAAGTTACCCAATGAGATTACTATAAACCATTCCTCAATGAGATGCACGTTGGCGGGCATCGTACAAATCCCGTAGACGTTGCTGCATCTTGGCATCCGAGTTGTACGCTTTCCTATTTTCTTTCATGGTTTTCTCAATCGCTGCGATTTCATCATCGATTGCGCCAGCCACATTCGCGCCGGCATTCGGCACAAGAGTTACTACTGGATTAATAGTGCGGGCAGTATGCACCAGCCAACGAGCAATTTCCGGGTGATTCAAAAGGGCTTTGCCGTCGCCGTCACGCGCATTCAAAAAAGCATCGCGTGCGCTCTCAGGAATGGTGTTCAACAAACCCTTAATCATGTTGATATTGGATCGGTATTCACCACCCCATTCAGCACGCAAAGCGTCTTCTGATTCCCGATGGTAATTGGCGTCGGCCTCTTCCTGTTTGGCCATGTTCTTTTCTTGCAGCTCGTAATACCAATGCAACATCCCGTTGACTTGCTCGGGACTGGCATTGGCCGCATGCGCCGCTTTCAGAAAATCATCAACAATGGGTTTGTCTGCATCACCGATCACCAAGCCATCATTGAATTTCAAGTTATAGCCGTCCGGTGATTCGGGAAGACCGTTGGACTTACGCCATGCCGTTTGTTCCTCCGGCGTGCCTTTATCGGGAAATGGAACCACGGCCTTGAATTCACCAGAGTCAAGACGCTGACGTAGGGCTTGGTAAGACTCGAACATCGCAGTTGGGCTGGCAAAACGATCTAGCGTTTTGGCGTGTTTACCATCCGGCGAAATCTTGTTACGCCAATCTCCAGGCCAATCACCAGCAGGCGCAGGAGTACCACCATCGTCATCGCCAGTGCCGCTATCATCAGCGCCGCCACCATCGACAACCCCGCTACCACCCACATCCCCATCAGCTTCAGCTTCCGCATAGTATTTCATCCAAGCATTTCGAAATTTCATGATTCATTCTTCCTGAAAAGTGACAGGTCCAGATGCAAAGCCTTCACGATCTGAAGCCCGACAAAACGCCGTCCTTCGGCAAATGCCGTATCCCGGTCAGTCGGGCGATACGACAAGTTATAGGTGGCGGCTGCGTTTTCGATTATCCATTTCAAAGCCCGCTGCTGTTGATCTGGCGAAGCTGTACCGTTCGCCAAACCTTTCAAAGCTGCTATATCTGCTAATTCCCAAGCTGGTGGGAAATATACTTGTGGGACTCTCAATTAGATACCCCCCGGCATTCCGGCAAAAGTCTGGTTGGCAAAGCTTTCACTGGCTTCACCCAAGGCTTTGGCCGCTTCACCACCTTGTTGCAAAGTCGCCAATTGCGCTTGCTGTTGCTGGGCCTCTGCGGCTTGTTGAACGGCGGCGGCCACGACTTCCTCGCTATGAACCCATTCATTCGGCACACCGATACCAGCAAGCGCATCACGCAAGGCTTTCTTGGCATCAACTACGTAAGCCACGGTTGGATCTAGTTGGACTGCGCCTGCTATGAATTGCTGGGCTTCCAGGAATCGGTTTCCTTTTTCTCTCTCAATCGCTTCATGTAGTGGGCTTTCAAAACCGAAGTGTAACTCCTGTCCCTGCAACGCTTTAGGTAAGTCAAAAGGTGAGCCAAACGCACCTGAGCGGAGCATAAGTGAGAAAGTTTCTTCGCAGAGCGCACCATTGTATTCAAGCTCCATTGGTTCGAATAAAGGCAGCGCATCCCTGATGTACTGTTGGATTCGCTGGCCAACTTCATAGGCCGTCATCTCCGGCGCTCGCTGCGGCAAATTCAATTTGTTGAGGAAGAATGCTTCGGCCAACATGGCACGGGTGTCCCGCGCCATATCGATGCCCAGCGGCATGCCTGATTTATCCTGGGTCAGCGGGCGCAGCACTTCACCCATCTTCTCATCGTAAGCCGCATCCACCCAGGTAATCCCACCCGCGTAGACAGATATGTCAGAACGGATGGCTTCCTGTACCGCAATCATCGGTGGATTGGTGTGTTTCTCACCGGCTTCCAGAAGCGTGTAGGTCATGGCTTGCAGCAACCGCGCATCAGGCAAGGCGGCGACGGTGGCTGGTGAATAAGAGTATTGGGAACCTGACACGGTTTGCCAGCGGGGGATCACGTAGATGGGTGAATGCACACCCACCTTTTCGATCACATGGAAATGCTCGGCATCGTAGTAAATGGAAACGTAAGGTGTATTGAATTTCTCATCCACCATGTCAGCTTCAACCACGATATGTCGGCAATCAGCCTCAGCGAATGGTTCTTTCTTGGCGCGGGTTACGGTTTCCTGGTGTACTTTCGATTCACCAAAAAGTCGTACCAGATCCTGAACAGTGGGCTTCCACTTACGGAAAATGGAACCGATCTTGCCTTCCTCGTTTTCCTGCCAGGCCATATCTCTTAGATGCCAGCAACGATATAGCAAGCCATTCCGATTCTTGTTTAGCTCAATCGAAATGGCGCATTGGCCAAAGGAAGCGAAGTCATGATCGGCCTCTTTGGTGGCACGAATGAACAGCGAACCTCGGTCATACATGGCGCGGCGCTGGATCTTGGCCGCCCATTGCAGCCAGCTTTTGACTTCGCCATCCTGATTCTCCATGGTTTCATCGTCACCAATTTTCATGTGAAACCAGGATTTTTCAGTAGGCCGAAGCATGAATGAGAAATAACTGGCCAGATCCCGGCGTGCCAAGATTGGATAGCTGGTTGTAAGGTTGGCAGCGAAGTCGGTTCCCAGGCTGCGCTTCACTGTGAAGTCAGCACGCTCCGGGTAAAAGTTCTCAGCTATCTCCTGCCAGAGATTCACCAGGGATGATCTTTTTGTGAAAAGCTGTTCTCCCTGTTGAAACAGTTTCTTGTCGTCCATGGTTAGCCTAACGTTTCATTTGTCGTTTCACCAACGGCAGTCTCTTGCCGTTGCTGTGACAGGATAGTGGACAACCGGCCACGTCGGGCTTTCTGCGCGTTGCCCGCGGCGATTTCGGCTGGCGTGAGACTCGCGCCTTCACCAGTGGGGGTAGCGCCGGGTTCTGCTAAAGCAGGCACGGTCGGAATCTGCGGTGGCGCCGGGGTTCCTGGCGCCTGGACGGTAGGGAAGGATGGTGTCTTTTCCTTGAACAAGGAACTGGCCGCAATCCCGCCAATGGCAGACCCCACAATACCGCCAACAGTAGCCAAACCGGCGATAGTGCCACCACCGCCAATCAGGCCACCGATCAGACTACCGCCTACTGCGGCCAACGGACCTTCAAGCCGGGGTTTATTTCGTAGCATGTCAACCTCCTAAAGTCTCGGCAGCCGCGCCAAGTTCACCCAAGATCGTGCTTACCCGCCCTCTACTGGCGGATTTTTTCTTAGTCGCATTCAAGCCATAGGTGCCGACTTCACCAGCGGTGATGGTTTCAGCATTGGTAGGTTGTGCTATTGGAGCTGCGGCAGCGGCAGCAGGCGCAGTAACGGCAGCCGGAGTGGATTTGCCTTGAGCTATCAATCTATCAAATTCTTCTAATCGTGCTCTTGCCATGCTTCCGGCAATTCTATCTACGCCGGCCAATGATTCTTCCCCTCTTGTAATCGTAGCTAGCATACCTTTCCTCGCTTCACCCTGTTTGTATTCACTCCCACCGGTTGATGTGTAGAGTTCTTGCGCGTGTTTAATGGTAGACAATCTGGACATATCAGCCCCCTAAAAATTCAGAAATCCCTGCATCATTAAGTAAAGTACCAGCCCGCCCACGCTGCCTAGAAATCCATTTCCATTTCTTCTTATGCTTTTTACTGCTGTCATTCAAGCCATAGGTGCCTACAAGAATTGCAGGTAATCCTTCATCATTAGGACGCGCCATCTCATTTCCTCCTATCTCGCGCTGTAATGACTTTCGGAGTTCGGCCCTTCAAACCCATCGCCGCCTTATCTTTCCAAACTCCACCATCAGTAATGAATTTAGGACCATCGGAAAATGCCATTACCACCGCGTCACCACGATCAGTTGAACGGCCCAATCGCTTGCAAACATCCTCTTTGGATTCTAGCTCAAGCCCTCGCCTTGTTGTCTTAACCGTAGGCGCGGTCAAATCTGCGGTCAACTTCGGATCATCCGGCAGCGCAATCGTTGAACCGCCTTCCTGCGACGGGTCCAAAGCCTCACGAAGTCGATAATAAGCCTCAGTGCGTTTATTTGTGAATTTCATTTGACGGTCTTTGGTGCGGGTTTCAACACCAGCTGCGCCTTTATAAGCTCGCACTTCTATTTCATTCTCTACCAAATGCTCATAGGTGGAACCACCGTAACCACCACCCATGTCCAAAACCACTATGGCACTATCTTGGCGATTGGCCACAATGAACCCGGCAACGTCACGCCCCAATGGAGTTTCACGTCCAGGCTTGGTAATCATCTCAGCAAACCAGTCATCATACCGTGGCGCCAGCACAGTTTCATCGTCGCCGCCTTGCGCCACATCCACACCCATTGCACACATCGGCACATCTTTAGGTGGCTTCGGATGCTCGCGCCACCGCTGCTGCGCAGCTTTGATCCAAGCAGTGGGTATGCATTGGCCTTCGGCATCCTTGAAGGAAGCGAGGAAGCCGCCCAGCAAAATCGATCTAAATGGCTCGGTTAACGCATCCAGCCGGGATTGATAATCGGTATTGACCAGGAATGGATTATCGGACAGACCGGCAGGGATGAACGTGCGTGACATTGGTGTAACCAGTTTCTCACCAACCAAAGTTGGTTCTGGTCCATTGACTTCTTTATCCTGGCCATTCTCATCTGTCACGTACCATCGCAATTCGCCAAACTTGGCTGGATTCGGGTGCCGTGGGTCCAGCCACGGCGCGAACATTTCGATTACCCAAACACCCTCACTGGATAGCGGTGGGTTGGTAGCGAGCACTACGCGGCATCGCTGCCCAACATCTACCGAACGGTTCCAGCCCATAAAGAAACGCACTTGCGTTTCAGCAAAGTGCGTTGCCTCATCCAAGCAAATCAAATCGTGTGGGTTGCCCATCCAGTGCTGTTCATCACCAATTCTGGCGGCGGCGCCGAATTCAATGAATCGGCCATCTACTGTTCGTAGGCTTGGCGGCGGGCTACCGTTGTAACCCTTGCGCGTGCCATTGAATCTAATCGCTTCTTCGACAATCGCACCCAAGTCTGTGTATTGTCGGCGCAGAATCAGGGACCGAGTATGCGCGGTTAAAGATAAACCGATTTCGAGACTCGTCTTACCTCCCCCTGGCTCTCCGCCATACAAGAGCACATCGGCTTTGGAAAAATAGGCATCAGTCTGTGGACCGGGCGAAGGTATCCATGCCATGCCTTTGGACATGGATACGGCCTCATCAATTGTGCCTTTCTCAGTTTTCGCTAAGAGGGCTACCATCTGGTCTAGGTTCAACTGGTTCTCCGTCTTTAACTGTCCAAACCACTTCACCGACACGGCCAGCGGCTATAAAATCACCACCGTAAGCCCGACTCACTGGATCTTGCTCAGGCTCTGGTGTCATCGTGAAGTTATACTGCTGCATGGCGGCCACGATGGGCGGCGACAGGAAGCCGTTGGATGGTCCATCGACATTGCCCAACCAATCCATTTCCGCCCACTCCAGATCCTCCAGCGCACCGCGCAAGAACAGGCTGGTGTCCTTAGCCTGTGCCTGTCCTTGCAGGCATTCAGCCAACCGGGATTCCAGCTCGCGCCGCCGTGCCAGGAATTTGATCCTGGCATGGGATGTCTCGCTCACACCATACAGCGGCGCCGGACGGAACAGATCGGATTCGGGTGGAACCCCCACTTCAATGCCGTGAGCGCGGGCGATGATTGCGAAATACTGGCAGCCCAAACGCTGGTCTTTGTATTCCGTGGCGGCGGCCATGTCTACACCAAACAGGGCGATCTTCTTGAATTGTGCTTCGATAGCCATGGCCATCATATAGGCCAGCGACGACGAGAAGAAATACGGCGAGTACTTCTGGATCAGCATTTCCAGCGGCAACTCAACCGAGTTCTTAATCTCGGGACGCTTCTCGGCCATCCAGACCGGGCCAGGATAGTTAATCAGGAATTGGCAATATTCAGGACTGAACCACGGCTGGCCGGGTTCATACCGGTGAAGCTCCACCCAAGCCTCATTGCGCGGCGCTACGCCGTACACACCAGGGCTACAACCAATCATTGCCCAATTGGCGTTGCCGAACGGCGCAAGGCGCAACGATGCCGGCGCGGAACCAAGCAGACAGACATTCTCGGCTTCGGAGTTAAAGAAGATTCTCTTGATTTCAGCAGGAGTCATGCACAAAAACCGGGGATTTCTCCCCGGTGTCCATTAGGTCGAAGTAGTCAGGACAAAACCGCTGGCCTGCGACGAAGTGCCACTGGTTAGACCGAGAGAGGCCCAACGGGCAGTCGTTATGCCGACCAATTCAAACGAACCCCCGACACTGGAAACCTTCACAGTGGTATGCGAAGAACCCAAAGTCGAAACAATCGTTTCCGCATTTGCGGTTTTGATGAAGACCGGACCGTTATCTGTGCTGCCAACGATGACCTTGCGCACGCCGGGAATCGGCGGTTCCAGTGTATATACCGCGCTGGATGCCGCACTGGTGCCAGGCAATACGCTGAAGCCATAGGCTTTTACGTTGGTGGAAGTCGTTTCGGCGGTAGTGACGCCAACACGGGTGTCATCCGGTCCGACTAGGAATTCACTTGCAGCAGCGCCACCCGTTTCTGCGGTGGACATGCGCTGCAAGCCAAGTCGCCGACCATGCTTGGACGTGGTGATTTTGTTTCCATATGCCATGATGCTAACTCCTATGCTTATGCTAAATGGCCGCCGAAACCTTCGGGCGCGAGGTTACTTCTTTTTCTTCTGTGGTGCCTTACGGGGCACACCAGCTTTTCGTAAAGCGATAGCTTTCGATTGATCCAACGGTCGTCCTTCGCTAACTAGTGTTTCGATATTTCGACCAATGTTCTTTTTCCCGTGATAAAGAGGCATGACATCAACCCTCAGTCTGCAATCACATATTCGGAAAGGCCCAACTTGATGGTGCGAACCACGGCTTGCGCTACGGCCACGCCGGCTGTCGTTTCACTAATCAAACGTAGGGTTTGCACGCCAGCAAACACGGCGGGATCAAAGATAACCATCCGGTTTGCACCAACTGTGTGGTAATAGAGGTTGCCGTCTTTGTCGTAGAAATTGTAGTAGTTGGTGGACCCGTCAACGTTACCTTGGAACCCGATAACGGCAGCCGACCAATCTGTAGAAGTTTGCATGGCTGAAAGTGTAAGCCCGGTCAGATTCACCACATCGCTTAAACCATCAGCCGCTGTGGTTATATCCACTGAGCCAAAACTACGGCTGCTCGGCTTCCCTCGTAGAACTGCTGCCATTTTCAATCTCCTTTACAGGCTCTGACTCAATGATATTGGCAGCTTTTGCCAGGGCAAAGGCCACACGCCTAGCAATTTCCACCTCGGACATTTGCTCAATCTGAATCGGCCCACCGTTCTGCCCGGTGTGCTCTATCTTCTGTTGCCAGTGGTCAGGTTGGCGATTTGTCAGCCAGAAGATACAGGCGCCAACATCCGGCGCAACATGAACTTCTTCAGTGAAAGTGCCATCCTTGGTTTCTTTCCACTTGGTCGTAGTATAACCACAAGCCCGCTTGAATAAAGACTTGGCGACTTTTGCATCGGCATATGACTTGCCATCTTTCCAGGCATAATCGAATTCCGGGTATTCCTCACGCCATTTTTCGAGCGTAGTGAGACCCACCCCAAGCAAGTGGGCTATCTCGGCATTGGTCGCGCCCAGGTAGCAAAGATCGCGTACCCGGCCCGCCATTGAAGGATGGTATTCAGTAGCCATTATCTAAAGTGTTCCAAGCCAAGTGGTGTAACGGCTTCTATATCCTGTGTTACGGGTATCCCTATGATTTTATCCCATTCTGCTGGCGGTAGCCCATAATTTGGCCGAAGGATAGCCACATCAGATTCGGTAATCACTTGCCCGGCTTTCATCGGTTTCACCACCCAAATCGAACGGCGGTATTGTTCGCTGTCTTTTTCAGCAGGATGAACACCAAACATCGGCTTGCCACCCAGCGCGGCATAGGCGGTACGGCAAGCCCACACCAGAGATTCAAACTCATGTGGATTCAGCGAGAATGCTGCATCAGGTCCACCGTTTGCCCGGTCCAATACTAAGTGCTTCTCGATCACCATTGCACCCATCGCCACGGCGGCCACAGCAGTCACCCAGCCAGGACTATGATCTGACAAGCCGATGTTCAGACCGGCATGCTTCATGAACACCAAGTTGTTCAGGTTGAAATCTTCTGGCTGCGCCGGGTAGGCGGCAATGCAATGCAGGAAGGTGATTTGCGTCGCGCCGTTGTCTTTTGCGACTTTCCTGGCGGCCAGAATCTCGGCAAGCGAAGCCATGCCTGTTGATATAATCAACGGCTTCCCCGTTTTGGCGGCAGCCGCGATAAGCCGTAGATGCGTGATTTCGCTGCTGGCAATTTTAAAAATCGGGCAGTAAACGGTTTCCAGCCGCTTGACGGCGGCTTCCGAAAATGGTGTGGCGAAGGGGACCAGCCCCAACTTCCGCGCATGGCCGAATAGTGTTTCGTACCAGACCCAGGGCATGGCCGCTTCACTGTATAAATCGTGATAGGAACGTCCAGCCCACGGCCCCGAAACAATTGGTACATCAACCGCAATTTCTTCAGGCAGGTAGGTTTGGAATTTGACAGCGTCCGCGCCAGCTTCATGAGCCGCTTCGATGAGCCGTATAGCATTTGAATAACTGCCATTGTGTGAAGCTCCGATTTCAGCTACGATAAACGGTTTAGGAAAGTTCATGGTAGAGAACCCCGTTTAGTAAATCCGGGTACATCTTTTTCATCGGCATACCCTGAATTTCTAGGCGCTTTATAATTTTCGGAAAGCTCATATGTCACCTGGATCTGCTTGGCACCGAGATGTGTGAAGAAACCTTGCGATGCCGCATTCTTCGGACTCACGTTGGCGTAGAACGGGCCATCATGCAGTTGGCGCAACTGTTCGATCATCAGCCGCCCATAGCCTATCCCCTGATACCGATTGAACACAAAGATCCCGATTTCGTTCTGATGGGTCAAATATACCGAACCAACGACTTCATCTGCCATGGTGCAGATATACCAAGCCTTATAGGGATCTGATTTCACAAATTCGACGTGTTCCTCGTAGGTCGGCATTTTCTTATGAGAAATATTTATCTCCACTTTACGCTCTTGCAAGAGGGAATACAGCGCCATCACATGGCGCAAGGTTCCAGCGTGAACAGGTTCAAATCTCATAGTCTCACCTCAATCCCGTACTTTTGGAGATATTCAGCAGCACCTCTAGGTGTGCAATCAGTGAATTGGAATAGTGCGCCAGCCGCGACAGCATCAGCGCCGACGCGTAAAGCGTCACGCATATGAGCGTAAGAGCCACAACCACCGGCAATAATAATTGGTACATCAACCTCGTTGACGACACGCCGCAAGAAACGTAGATCATAGCCGTTCATCATCCCATCACGGTTGACGCTGTTAATCATGATTTCACCAGCACCACGCTTTACCATATCCTTGATGAAATCCAGAGGGGTTATATCATGCCGGTCACGCCGCCATATACCGCAATTGCTGGTGAGAATCCACTTGTTGCGAGATGCCAGGATGTCAACCGAAACGACAATCGCTTGACTGCCAAATTTATCTGCGCATTTAGCGATAAAAAAAGGGTCTTTTACCGCCGCTGTTCCGATTACCACCTTGTCGGCACCACCGGCTAGCAAGTCTCTAACGTGGCTTACCTCGCTTACGCCACCCCCAACAGTGATTGGCATGAAGCAGCATTGCGTCAACCTTCGCATGGCGGCGAAATCGGGTGGCTTGTTGGCTGGTGAAGCCGCCACATCCAACACGATCAGCTCATCGACTTCTCGCGCCTGATGAATCTCGGCGGCTTGTTGGCAATTACCCACCACACGCCCGCTTATGAATTGTTGACCCTTGACCAGATTACCATTTCGATAAAGCAAAATGGGGATAATACGTTTAGCCAGCATATCCTTTAACCTTTTTGGCTTTGCGTGCGTGGATACAGGGTTTATTAAACAAACTCCATAATGGATTTACATAGGCGCGGCTATGCTCGCGCCGCCATTCACCCAGACGGTAAGCATTCTGCACCCGTACCTCAGCTTGCAGACATCCGCAAGAATTACTGCGATGTAGCCGCAAAAAATAGGCTGCTATGACCTTTTCACCACCGCAACGGCATACACAATACCAAGTGTTATTGTTCCATTTATCTTTCCCCACCAGGGCCACCGCCGTAAGCCGCCCGGACTCGAACCCGAACAGATCCAATGGCACACGCTCTATGTACTGGAATTTCTGGCGGACTTCCAATTGCTTGCAGCCACATGACTTGCGCCGGCCACGGCCAGGGCCGACAGCGGCGCCTTCACACTCAACCAAATTTCCGCAATCACAACGAAACATCCAACGTTGATGACCACGCTCAACGGTTGTTGGGTATAGGCCGAACAGCATGGTGCCGAGCACCCGCCCGGTGCGGTCTTTAACTGGATTCATACTCGCTGGCTTTCACCAGTTCCCGATTCCATTCACGAATCGTCATATCAGCATTCACTTGCCGCCACCAAGCACGCCAGCAAATCTCCCGTGCCGGGTGTTCAACAGGCAAAGCCACAAGATACGGGTATGAATTCCAATATTTATTGAATTTAACCCGTTCGACCATCTCCAACGGCCTAGACATTCTAATCCACCCCGGTTGTGTAGATGTTGGGGGCTGTCTGGGCTTTCGGCTTGAACCAGATCGCTTGATAGCCACAATTAGGCGGAAATCCTGGCGCTGGCGCTTCATGCCGCATGGTCCAACATTGCATCGGTTCGCCGGTTACTGGATCTGCTGCACCAGAATGGGTGCATTTGTGCTCTACCCAACTATTGTTTGGATTTGTCAGGTAATAATCGCAATCTTTACAGAATTTCATGATTTGTAAATTTCTCCATGATATTGTTCAGCTCGTTCATTTGGATTCCAAGCCGATCAAGCACATCCCGAATCGGTACTTGCGCATACTCCCAGGGAAATTGTTTTTCCAACTCAGTCAAATGCATCAACGCATCGACACGGCTGATTCGACCGGTGCGGATGTCCACCGACAACTGCTGACAAGCACGGCTCAAACCATACTTGCGCAGCATCATGAAGTCATGAATCCCGGTCATGGCGTTGTCCAGGTTCTCATGCGCCCACCAGTTACCAGCAAACGGCAGCCGCCATTCCATGCCCATCTTGATCGCGGTTTTGGCATTCTGGTGGCTATCCCATGGCCCCAGATATTGGCCAAGAAAATGAGCCTGGCAGCCCACTTTCTTGACGGCTTTGACATCAGGGAATTGATATTCAGCCATATCCTGTTTCGTGATTCCCTTCTGGCCTACCATGTCATCAGGGCGAAGTCCAAGGAATCCGCCAAATTCGCTCACCCACCGGTGGGTCATTTGCATCGCGTCATAGGTTCCAGGCGGGCCGCCGTATTGCGATTGCGGATTTTCTCCATAGAACACCAACGGGATGCCAAGAGCAGATGCCATGCGTAAAGGCGTCGTAAAGATAGCCACATGTTCCGGCCAGGAAACATCCCCCACGAGCATAAGGCCGAGATAATTGAGTTTTGCACGTACTTCTTGATTCGGCGTGACTTCGATGGTGGCAGCATAGCGTTTCAGGTTGTCGATGTTGATACGGCCAATTGACGTTAAAAAACAAGTCGTCGCGGTTACAATAAGCGGGCGCACACCCATGTCAAGTAGGATCTTAACCTGGGCATGGGAGTCTTTGCCGCCACTCGAAGCCACGACGCAATCAAAGCCGGTGCCATTTGGCTTTTGGCTTTCAAGGACTTTCACCAGCCAATCTTTACGGGCCTTCCAGTCAATGGCTTGCTGTGCGTCGTGGGAAAGACAGGCGCTGCAAACACCATTAGTAAATGCCGTGTCGGGCCGGGTTGAAACTATAAGACACCTTTTACAGCGTTCCATTGCGTTTATCCCTCGCGTGTTTTGCGCTGCAAGAACGATGGAATCCTGCGTATTTATTAGGTCTTATGTAAAGGTTTTCAGGAGTATCGTATTGATGGCAAAACTCACATTTCATCCAGTCAGCGTGACCACATTCTTCTAAAGCCCGCATCCGTCTATGCAGTAAAACGTGATAAGCTTGATTTTGGCAAATAACTAAATTCTCTGGTCTATTATCCAGTCGATCTTCATTAACGTGGTGCACTACTGCACCAACAGGAAGTGCATGTCCTAACGCTTTTTCAGCGATAGTGATATGCTCGGCCTTCTTTCCGAATACCCTATACCCGCTAGAGATGTCCCCACTTCCATTTGGTGCTCTTAATGGTTCGGCCGGTCCAACTGATTTACCTGCGTAAACGCGCTGAGAGTGCATATTACACAAACCATGACGCATTGATTTTCTATTGCAACCTTCAACTGTACAAATTTTAATCGTCATCATTGTCCCCATTCATCCAAATCACAATTAAACACCCGACCAATGCCACCACGACAATTAGAGTCAACCCATATAAAAGCATTATGATTTAATCTCCATCAGGAACCAATTAATCGAATCATGACCATCGCGAGAGTAAACAAAGCCATAATCAACCAGATCAGTATCAGGATATTGAGCCATAAAACGGGATACAAAGTCGTCAGTGAATAACGCTTGAGAGAAGCCACGGTAATTCACCTCACGCCGTTCGGTTGAAAAATATTCGGCAAAGCAAATATAGCGTAGCGTTTTCTCATAGGCCAGCCGGAACACATCTTCGAGTTTATCTTCCGGCAAATGGATCAGCAGCCCGCGAGTGAACACCAGATCGTAAGTTGGGAGATTGAGACTGCTGCTGGCTGGCGCGTTGATGGCAGCAAATCCGCGCTGCGCCATTATCTCGGCGGCAGTCAGGTTTATCTCGATGCCGGCCAGCCGTGCCGTGGGAAAGAGAGTGCGCAGCGCCACCAGGTTATCACCCTGCCCGGCGCCTATCTCCAAAGCTGATGTGATGTCACACTTGCCCAGGATTTGCATCCAGAACATGAGCCGGTTTTTCTGGCCATTGCGCACGTGATAGGCATCACCAAAGGTTCCATGCCAAAGTTTCTCTTGTTCGTTCATTTGTTCAGCTCCAAGTACATTTGCTCGGCCCGCGCCCAATCTTCGGGTGTATTGATGTCGCATACCCGTTCGGGCGCAATCGGGATCATCGAAGTTAAATCGGTAATCAAAGGTTCATCATTCAGGAAAACATCTGCATATCCGCAATAGAATTGCCCGGCATCACAGAGAGGATCTGTTCCCACGCTGAATGCGTAGGTGCATGCACCATGCGCAGCCACGTGGAATCCATCGATTAAATCCTCAACACTCATTAACGGTGCCGTGGCGTAAATACAAACCACCATATCATCTTCTTGCGCATCATTCCCCAACAGACATTCCTTCACCACTTCCTGTGTCCCGACTTCATTGCGGCCATATTCGGGATTACGCAACCAAATTTCAGCGCCATATTCATTCACCACATCGGCAATTGCCACAGAATCCGTGGACACAATCACCCGGTCGAACAATCCAGACTCGAATGCTTTTTCGATTGAATAGGCAATGATGGGCTTGCCGTGAAACATTTTAATGTTTTTCATTGGGATACGGGTGGATCCACCGCGAGCGGGGATAATGGCGATATTCATAGCACAGTCCCCAAAATAGAATCGACAATGGCCACGGCCACCTTGTTCTTGTCCTTGACTTGCTGCATGCTGCGCATGATGTGATTAGCTCTAGCCACCATTTGCAGGCGCTGCATCTCGCTTACGATGGGTTTCTCCACCTCGAATTTGATGTCTGCCCCACAATTCTGCGCAGCGTGGAGAATGGTGTTGGCAATATCCACCGCTTGGCCAGATTCGAATATTAGATTCCAGTCTTTTTCTGGAATGGCCAGAATCACCTGCCCGGCGCGATCAAAGATTTCAATTTTCATCTTTGTCTTTCAATTGTAATGTGACCAGCTTCGATAAAGCCGCCACATGGGCTTGTTCATAGATTAAGTCAGCAAGCTTAATCGCGTCATTCGGCGATAAAGCAAAAACCAAGGATTCGCCCTTATCAAGAACTTCTGTATATGGTGGCAATTGGATTAAGACTTCACCAAGATGTGCAGAGATTTTAAATGTGGCTTTCATCGGGATCGTCACCAGGGGTTTGCTCGGCTTCCAAAGCTTTGCGTGCCATGTATATCAGACTATGCGCCACGTCATAGGCTTGATGTGGATCAAAACCCAACTTAACCACATAATCTTCACCTTCTATCGGTGCAGTAAGAATTACGAAACCGGCATCATCAACTCCCACAGTCATATCAACTTTGGATCTACTCATTTAAATATCTCCATCTGGCTAAGGTCAGGATAGTCATCATTCGGCAACGGGTAATTATCCAACGGCAGTGACGACAGTTTAAGCAGCAGTCTCGCGGCCACGTCCGGGGACATGTAGCAGTGCCAGCCTATTTCCTTGAAGCAATCATTCTTCGGCGCAACTCCCTCAGTTCGGCCGTCAAACCGCATGCGCCTGAACCACGCGTCGGCTTGCGGATTGTCATGCAATATTGCACCACCTTGAGTATCGCCAAGGGTTTTAGTTGCGTGGAATGAAACGCACTCGAAACCGCCAGGGTAATACATATTGGCTGTGAAATGACGGGCACAATCCCAAACTGGCAAAGGATTAAGTTGATACGATCCAACCCAATCCCGGTCATCGAATTGCACCCGGCCCCCTGCGTGAATAATCGACATTGGGACGGAAACGTAGGTGCGTTTAGGGATTGTGATTTTCACGGGTTCTGGTCTAGGCCGCACAAGGCCGCAACAGTCGATATGCCATTTAACAGCCAACAATAACGCCATGGTGCAAGATGAGACTGATACTACAAAAGGGGCACCAGTATACTCTGCTACGGCAAACTCAAATTCACGAACAATATCAAAGGGGTTTTTCATGATTTTCTCTTAGATTTTGAGAAATTACTTAGATCTTCTGGATGCGAAGCACGATAAGTTGGGCCAATCCTTAGATGTGATTTTGCTACATCTACGACGCATATGCAGCCAGGCCTCATATTCTGCACTACGTTTCATTTCAGTAACTCCACCAGTTCACTTAATACCATTCGACGCGCATTCTTGCTGCAATGGGTCAAGTCCATCGATTCATGCAATTTTTCCCAACTTGGCAGGCCTTTTTCTACTGCCTCTACTTTCACCCCATAACGTAGTTTAAAAGCCAGCATTAAATCCCCAAGGCGATACGCCGGCAGCCAATCAGGAATTGCGACCTCGCCACCATGCATGTTCAGCAACAATTTCCAGACTAAATCCACGGCCTCGTCCAGGGTCATAAAATACCGGGTGCAATCGAAATCGGTAACAGGTAATTGAACAGGGATAATGGGATTCCCCTCCATGATGCTGCGCCAGGTAGGCACTACAGACCCTTGAGCATTCCAGATATTGCCATACCGGGTGACGGCGAATCGCGGGCCACGCCGGCCATGCATGTTGTTTGCTGCCAATAACAAGCTTTCAGCCATGGCTTTGGACACGCCATAAGGGCTAACAGGCTGGAATGCCTTGTCAGATGAAAGCCCCACTACCAGGCCGCATTTTGTCCGGGTCGCAGCTTCAATCACATTCATAGTGCCAATGATATTGGTCTTTACCATCTCGTCGGGGTTGTAATAACCCACTTCGATACGCTTCAATGCGGCAGCGTGGACTACGGCATCGCAGCCCGTTAAGGCCCTTTCTAGACGCGCAAGGTCACGGACATCCCCTACCATCCACCTGATGCGTTCAAGCGCGTGGCGGCCGGTTTCTGTGGCAGCCAGGGCTATTCTTAGGTTCGCTTGTGCATGTTCGCCACGGGAATAGACGACAATGCGCTCGATTTCAGGTTTCGAGAGTAGGAACGGGACAAAGGCCTGACCGAATGAGCCGGTGCCACCAGTCACGAGAATGGACTTGATTGTGTTCATTGGATTATGGCCACGAGTAACACAGCACCAGTCTAGGAATATGGCGAATGGAGTCAAGGTTTTGGCTGAAAGTTGGAAGGGATTTGATTGTTTACACCAGCAGCGTAATTGTTGACACCAATGGGCCGAGTAACACATAATTAATGTTATGTTATAACAGTGTCACGTTGTCACGTCTTTTCCGCTGTTTTACACGAAAAACGAATTAATAAATTCACCAAATGAATTTATTTCTATTTATTCTTATATAAAAAAAGAAAGAATGTTTTTTTGTGACATATATAGGAAACCCACGCCCAGCAACGATTTGGCTGTCACAAAACCCACGTGACAAATCCGTGACACCTGTGACAGCAAAACTGTATAGTTCCTACAAAGTATACATTAAAGCTCTATTTGTCACAGGTGTCACGGATCTGTCACGTGACAGCGAAATGGATACTTGTTGTATACTTATCCATATACTATACTTGTTACTCTAACAGCGTACTGAAAGGGACTCAAATGGCTAATAAACGCACCAGTAAACCCAAAACACAACGTGGTGTGACTTTGGATTACGAAACTGTAGAGATTCTGGAGCAACTTAACGTGAAGTATGGCGATGGTACAGAGAACTTGTCGGCAGGGATAAGAATAGCGGCGCAACTTTCCCAAAAAATCCTCGAAATCCAAACGACAATAATTCTCAAACAGCAGAATCCGTCGTCTTTTTAGAAAACTGTGAAAAAGTTCTTGCCCTTTTTGGTGTGGTTTACGATACTAGGTGTGTAGCACAGCAACACATGATCTTTAACAAAACGATACGTAGCACAAAATACCCGCTGACTCGAAGATAGATCCGAAGTTGCTGGCTCACGCCGATAGCGTAAATCTTTGGACTCATCAGGCGGACAGGCGGCGGGGTAGCTCAATGTATCAACCGGACTTGAGCAAATACACAAGCTGGTGAGCCCTGGCAACAGGACTCACCCACGAGTGTATTAGGCGGGGGCGAGCCTTATCCGGCCTTAACGATGGCAGTTCGTGACAGCGTGGAGAGACACGCACCTAACAACATGAAGGGATTCGATCATGACCGATAACGTAGCAGTACTAGCTGGATACACAGAGGGTTATCTCGCCTCTTGTGATGAGGAATATATGTTCATCCTAGTAAAACCGGACACTGACTTGGATAGCTGTTTCAAGGCTTGGGATTCGGATAACCAGGAATTCATAACGATAAATGGCTGGCTTTGGAGATTCGAGCCGGTTTGACGGAGATAGCAATGAGCAACCTATGGCAATTTTGGGCCTTGGGCCTGAATGAATATGAGGAACAACAGTTCCTTTCCAACCCAACAATGGTCATTGGGAACCAACAAATGGCTGGTGTCATTAGCTGGGTCTTCTCTGACATTATCTGGTGCTAAACGGCTTTGTGTGGCAACTACAAGGATGTTATGGCCGTCAAGCCATGGCTTTGATCGAAGCTGGACATTGCCACCAGTAAGAACTCCAATTCTAGCGTCTGATGGGCGCTAGAGTGGGCGCTCTTGCCCTTTAACCCTCGCAAAAGGAAACTATCATGTCGCACGAAATTTCTATCCGTGAAAATGGCTTTGCCGAATTCGCTGCCGTTGGTGATCGCTGGCATGGCCTAGGCCAATTTATGGAGCCTGGTGCATCGTTGGATGTCTGGGCTTCGCAAGCTGGCTTGGACTACAAAATCCAACGCAGCTTTGTTCGCTATGCCGTATCGCGTAACGCGCAGCAAATCGACTATCGCCAGATGGACGACCAAGTCGTGTTGTTTCGAAGCGATACCGGGGCGCCGCTGGGTTTGGTGAGCGATGGTTATAAAGTCGTTCAGCCTTTGGAAGTGCTGGAATTCTTCCGCGATTGGGCAGACCAAGGTGGATTGCAACTCGAATCGGCTGGTGTACTGTTCGGAGGGAAGCGCTATTTCGCCACCGCCAAGCTGGGCGATGGTGTGCTGGTAGGTGAGGGTGACATGGTTATCCCTTACGTGCTGCTTAGCTCTAGCTGTGACGGCAGCAGCGCCACTGAAGCCCGCTGGACTACGGTGAGAACGGTATGTAACAACACCCTGTCAATGGCGCGTGCCGGCAGCAAGGCGGCACATAAGACTTCCCATAGGTCAGTGTTCAAGCCGGGTGAGGCCATGGCAGCCATTGAAGCTGCACACGCCGAATTCGGCGCATTCTGCACCACAGCACGTGAGCTGCAAGAGCTGAAGGTTTCACGGCGCATGGCTGAAGAGTTCACCCTGAAGCTGTTGACCGAAAAGAGTATCGCAGACGAGAGTCGGATTAAAAACAGCACGCCATACACCAAGATTCTGGAACTGTTCCGCTCTGGTGCCGGCCAGGATCTGCCAGGGGCACAGTATACGGCGTGGGGCTACCTGAATGCCATTACCGACTACGTTGACCATGCTTCACGGGCTAAATCCGACGACCAGCGGATCCTGAATGCCCAATGGGGTAACGGCGATACGTTCAAACAAGCCGCACTAAATCTAATGCTGGCCTAGATGAACGTTTATATCGTGGAAGATTGCGAAAACTCGCCAGGAAAAATCCTGGCGGTTTTTGCTGACAGGGAAAATGCTGAAATTTTTGCTGAATGGTATGCGATTTCAACACCATCCGACGCTCAAGTTTTGGTGCGAACTCTATGGTATGGTCAACCCCCTAGATGTGGGGTGAATCTCTAACAACTCCAATGCTAGAGCCTTACGGGGTTCTAGCGTGGGCGCTGTTGCCCTATCTAGCAAAAGGAAACCACCATGCTTCCGGTTAAATCCGAAAACACACCCAATTACCTCACGGGTATTACAACTTACGTCGAACATGAAAACGATGAAATTATTGCCCAAGCCATGGAAGTATTGCGCCGCCGTTTGGAAAGACGTCGGCCAGTGTCCTACATCCAAGGTGCTGCCATGTGTGGCCAGTATCTGCAACTCAAGTTGTCCATGGAAACACGAGAGCATTTCGGGATGTTGCTGCTGGATGGGCAAAACGGGGTCATTGGTGACGAGATCATGTTTCACGGCGGCGCGACTAGCTGCCACGTCCATATCCGCGAACTGGCAAAATTGGCACTGAAGGTGAGTGCGATGTCTGTCGTGGTGTACCACAATCACCCCTCTGGCCGCGCCGAACCCAGCGAAGCTGACAAGCTTCTCACCTCTGAAATCAAGATCGCCATGCGTATGATTGACGTGACGGTGTTGGACCATATCGTCGTGGGTGATGGTTATTACTCTTTTGCCGAACATGGACTTATCTGATGATTGCTTATCATTTCACGAGTGAAAAACTACGGGATGGCCGGAAAATCCCACCCATTGGCGAATGGCTTGAATATGAAAGGGATATTGTTTTTTGCGAGTCGGGTTTGCATGCCAGTGTGGAACCGTTCGATGCTTTTACTTACGCGCCAGGAAATTTGCTGCACTTGGTGGAGTTGGATGGAAAAATTCTTGAAGATGAGGATAAATGTGTTGCGAGTCGGCGCAAAATCTTGGCTACGTTAAATGCTGAAAATCTTTTACGCGACTTTGCGCGGCAATGCGCTTTGGATGTAGTCCACCTATGGGATGCACCAGAAATCGTTATTGAGTATTTGAAAACCGGCGATGCGGGGCTAAGAGCTGCTGCGGGGGCTGCTGCGAGGGCTGCTGCGGGGGCTGCTGCGGGGGCTGCTGCGAGGGCTGCTGCGAGGGCTGCTGCGAGGGCTGCTGCGTGGGCTGCTGCGGAGGCTGCTGCGGAGGCTGCTGCGAGGGCTGCTGCGAGGGCTGCTGCGTGGGCTGCTGCGTTGGCTGCTGCGTGGGCTGCTGCGAGGGCTGCTGCGAGGGCTGCTGCGAGGGCTGCTGCGTGGGCTGCTGCGGAGGCTGCTGCGTGGGCTGCTGCGGAGGCTGCTGCGGAGGCTGCTGCGTGGGCTGCTGCGAGAGCCAAACAAAAGCAAAACTTCAATTCGATGGTAGAAAACGCATTTAAGGAGATTCAATCATGAAAACCACACCAGACGATTACCATTGCTGGCTTGATAGAATAATTGAAGAACAAGCCAAACATTACGGTATGGGCGCACATGCTTTTGGTCGCCTGATGAGCGATGCCGCAACGGCGCAAGAACAATTGGAACACGAACAGCAGGACAATTTTAAGGAGTTAGAGAAATGAAAACCACACAAGCTAGATTTCACCCCATGCTAGGCCACGTCATCGACGGCATGAAGGTAAGCATGGACAACGGCGATGAAATCGTCATCAAGAACAGCATGAAGGGCTGGTGCCTGATGAAAGATGGCGCAGTGATAGGCCGGACTTGCAAATATGCGGCTGAGGTCGAAAACCGAATCTTGAATTATCCTTTCGACTTCAACTAGAATGAAGTGTTCTCCCCCCACTGGCTGATTGACCCGGTGGAAACTGCCCAAGTGGGCGCAGCCCCAAGCGTAACAGCTTGGGGCTTTTTGTTGCCTACTATATAACTATTTGATCTATTGATAGCATGGAAACCCCTGGCGTTAGTTGATAGAATATATGTATCACCACAGGAGGACTAAAGGAGAGTAGCAGATGGAATTAACTCGTGTTTCTCAAATTAATGTAGCACTTGAAAACGCGTGGCGGCGCATCGTGGCCAGCGATCTTCAATTCTATGTCTACGTAGACCGCAAACACCAAATCGAGTGTTTGCGCGAAGATACCAACGCTTGTCATCGCCGGCAGGAAACCCCAGGCTTTTATACCATGGTCGGGATCTACAACGCTGGTGTTAGGAAGCAGGATTTCTTTGACGATGTGCTTTATGTGGTGATGCAAATCACCAGATGGGGGCAATCATGAAACCCGACACTATCCCCGATACTGCACCTTGGGTCATCGCCTATAGTCGCAAGGACGGCAGCGGGATAGGCCTGTTTGGCTACCCGGATGGCCGGGGACCAGCGGTATTCGTGACTGAGAACATGGCAGTGCGCGTGTGCAATGAAGCCAATGATCTTTGGCCGGACATTCATCACGAAGTCTGCAAGGTGGTAAGGCTGTCATGAAGTACAAAGGCGAGAGTGAAGAAGATCGTGGATTGGTGTACATGACATGGGTTAATCGTGGCTGTTGGCTTTTGTGGGGAATGATAATAGGGTCGTCAATCTCACAGTTTGTAAACGCCGAAACTGTCAGGGATCCAGCGCAAGTGCGGGCCTTCCGGTCTATACACCCCTGCCCGGCCACGGGAAAGGCCCGTGGCGCGTGTCCTGACCATGTCGTGGATCATATAGTGCCCTTGTGTGCCGGTGGCGCTGACAGCCCCGCTAACATGCAGTGGCAAACGGTAGTCGCCGGCAAGCAAAAGGACAGGCTTGAGCGGTGGATCTGCGCATTCAAACGCAAGGGCAAAGGCTGGGCCTGCCCGGCGCCCGACATTGGGAAGATCAAATGACTAAAGACGAAGCCGTTATACATATTCAGAGTGGTCATGGCGATTATCGAACCAGCAGCTTCGGTGCCTATATCAGCGATATAAGTCACTACGGAGAGCATGAATATATCACCCTTGATGGGGATTTTGATAAAGCTGATTTGATTGCGGTTATGATCGCAAACGGTTGGCTTGCAGAGGGAAATTATTAAATGGGTGAATCAGATGTCACACTATCAAATCGTTTGCGGGGCTTGTGGATACCGTATCCATTCGGACCTCCTGGCCAAATCCCTGGAAACTAACAAAATGCTCGCTGACGCAATCCGTCACTATGCGCAAGAGCAGCCAAGCCTTTTACTTTCCGAAGCCCTCGAAAAAATACCAACTGAAATAGCAAGGGAGATTTATCCAGCACTTGGTGAACCATTATGAACGGATATGCTAGAATTCCTTACCCAGGGACTAATTTAAAAATTGATTTTTATTTTGAAGGTCATGAAATAGTGACCCTGATAATCATGAGTGATGAGGTGAAGGTGCCGGACTTGTTGCAGATACTACCCAGGGATATAGCATATCAGTTGAGGTTTCAGGCAATCACTGAAGCCAACAAATATCTGCATAGGAAAGATCATGCTGAAGAAACTTAGGGCATGGTGGAGAGCACATTGGGCCTACCGGGAATTTAGAGCGAAGATTATCAAGCCTTTGACGGCTGACGATGTAATACGCCACAGACTTGAGGAAATTAGAAATGCTCACCAGAAATCTAAACGTTGACAACATGCTGGAAGTCTCGCACTTCCGGGAAGTGGCGGCATTCAGGCTGGCTGATGGCTATATCGGCCCGCATATCCATCTGGCTTTTGCCGTGGAGTTTTTCCCTTATACCGAGGAGGCGCACTATCGGGAAGTCTGGTGTGGGGTGATATGGTGCTAACACATAGAAAATGGTGGGTGCAAATGGCAATGGATCTAGCTGGCACTTCACCAGCACCGTGGGATTCTGAAACTTGGGTGATATTTTCCAGCCAGGATTTGATAGCTGGGGACTACGACACAAAAGGAGTTGTCTGGTGCTGAGAAAAACCCGGCCTAAGCCGGGTTTTTCTTTGGTAACGATAGCCACTGGCCACTTTGTTTTTCTATCACTTCAATCTCGCCGGCATCCAATAGCGTCATCACCAGTTCATCCATTTCACGTTTCTTGATGCGCAAGAAACGATAAGCATCACGTGGGCGCATCTTTCCAAATTCTTTAAGCTTCGACAACAGTTTCTTCTCCAACCCTTCAAAGTTGCTGCTTGATACTCTATTGACTACCTTGTGCTGGGTGTTGAGCACACTCCAAGTCATGAAGGTTCTGGCTTCCTCGAAGTCATCCATGGTGACAGTAAGCCGGTCATCACCCACCGCCAGGATGCAAGCGATCTTTGTGACGTGCATCACATAGCGCGACCACAAAGTACCGTAGCGCTCGTCTTGCTGCGGTGTCCAGTTGCCACGGTTCAATTCGATTACCGCGTCCTCCACACCTTCACCAAACTGAACTACCCGGCCCATTCCTGGCGGGCAGTATCCAATCAGATCCCACCGCTTGCCTTCACGAAAGAATTTGTTCAGCCTGTCCCTGAATTCCTTGGTGACGACAGCGCATGGCTTTGGATTGAAGCTGTATTCAGCCTTGTCGGGCAGACAGGAGAAAATGAATCTGTTCAGCGTGCCGTCTTCCATGTGGGAGTCGTTCAGCACATCCCAAACCTTGTCGGTCGCGCCGCCGATGATCTGGACGAATGGTGTTTCAATTGCCGGCAAGGTTTTCTTGGCGTCGGCGTAAGTCTTGGGTGGCATGCGGGTGCCGTTGTAGGCTTCAAGGATGCAGCCGGCCAAGCCATTCTCGTTCTGGCTTATCAACTTCATCCGGTGCGCCAGCTCGTCCACGCGCAGCAGAATGTTGGGTGTGTGTACCAATTGTTGGCGCAAGGCCGCTTCCGAAGCCGGGAAGCCTAGTATGCAGTCCTTGGCGTCGGTTTCGGCCAGTAGCCTGGCCATGTTGTCGAACGCTTCATTCTTGCCTGTCCCTGTGCCACCAATGAGGGCTATGTACAGGTTGAGAATGCCGCCGCGTGTGCCTTGGGTGCAGTAGGGGCCGATCATGGTGGCCACCATAGACAGGGCACACGCATAGGAAAACTCTTTGCGTGGCGCATAGGAAGCGGCATAGATCCAGTGGGCAATCTCACCTACCAAACCTTGGGCATCGTCGAACAGATGTTCGGGAAAAGTAAGGTCTTCAAGCTGAGGTAGTTCTTCTTCCTCATCCTCGTCGGGCGTGGTTGGATCTGCCCATGCCTTGTTGAATCCAACCAGGGCATCACGCTTTGAAGTCAGGGAATTCTTATAGGCATGGCTTACTTCCCACTCGGCGAATATGGCGGCCTTATCAGGATCGTTATTGCGATGGGAAAGACAGTATTGCCAGAGCGCTGGAGTTGAGATGATGGTGGCGACAAGTTCGGCCTGACTCTTGCCGGCGTCGATAAGCTGGATCAACAAACCGTGCAAACATGAAGAACGATCACCTTTATAGCAGCCAGCCAATAAATCTTGATGTTCTTTGGATAGCAGAATGCCAGAGAAATTTATGGGTTCGGTTTCGACTTTTGGTGGATCTACTCGCTTGGCTTCGGCTGGTTTTAGCAGCTTTTCCAAAGCTTCAAGAGCACCAATATTTACTTTTGCGGAGGCTTTAGGTTTCAGGCTCGGAATGTAATCCTCGTCGATGGTGTCAAACGTGACGGTCAGGAAGCGTGGCGCTGTGCCCAGGTAGATTTCGCAATGGTCACAGTAAGGATGTTTTACTTGGGTATCTTTGTAACGAACCGCCCAAGGCTCGGGGACCCAGGCAAAAGCCCTTACACCAGTACCGGAAGGAGATTTTTCCGTATAGCCACGGAACATCGGCTTGAAGTTGGCGAAGTCCACTTGGTCATAGTCTAAGCCGATCAAGCGCCAGCCGGCGTAAGTGATGCCGGACGTTAGCACCAAGCCTACGCCGGAAACAGAAGGGTGTTTGGCTAATTCACAAGCATGTTCCAGATTCCCCCATTCATCTGGCCTCGTTGTAAATAACTTACGAGTGCCGTTGTAGGGAATCTTGTCGTACTTCTGGCGCTTTTCATTCCAAACTATTTGATAGGGAACCCACCTCGGAAGTGGGGCTAATTCCTTGAAGATTTCATCGAATCCAATATTCATTCAAACATGTCCAGGGTTGCGTGTTCCCCGCGCTGACGGGCGGCGACGACAGCATAGCAAGCGGCGTCTTTGGTGCCCTGCATAATCAGGCGAAGAACACGGACAGTTTTAGGATTCCCTGGCCGATTCAGGCGGCCAATGGTTTGGGTGTAAAGTTCCGCATCATGCGTTGGCGTGAACCAGACTTGCAGATCGCAGCCGGAGAACTGCGCGTTGAGGCCATGGCCGCAAGAGAGGGGATGTACCAGCAGCATTTCAATCTCGCCGGCATTCCACTGTTTCAACGTGGTGGCATCGGTCAACGTCCTAGCTTGGGGGAAATGATTCAGTATAGCGTCGCGCTCGTGCTCGAACTGATACACCACCATGACGGGTTCGCCCTTGGCTTCGAGGATGATGTCCCAAAGGGCATCGATCTTGTCGGTATGCAGTTCGAGGGTTTCGCCGGTATCGGTATACATGAAGCCGGACGAGAGCTGCAGTTGCTTGGCAGATACGCGTTGGCCGTCACGCTTATAGGTCACACCATCGATGGTGCAGTCATCATCCTTGGCTTTGTCGATCTTGGCTTGAATCCGTTTTACCTTGTCGTTTAATTGGATCTTTACATCGATTTCCATGGGGGCTTGGTGCGTGAATGGCATGCGATGCGCCACGGATGCCAGCCGCTTGTAGATTTCCTGTTCGGCCACTGGCTTAGGCACCCAATCGAAACCTATTGGCCTGCTCACCGGGTAGAACCACCGCTGCTGGAAGGCTTGCCGATAGATGCCCAGGGCTTTGCCAAGATCCGCGAGATAGGCGCTGCCCCATAGGTCATAGAGATGATTGGCGCGTGGTGTGCCGGTCATCGGCAAGCGCCACTCGAACAGAGGAAGCAATGGCTTCAGCTTCTTGAAGGTCTTGCTGCCGGGATTTTCTACCCGGCTGGATTCATCGATCACCAGCCAGGGGAACATGCGCGGCAGTTCCTCGCCGTAGGTGTTGATGGCCCAAATCAGGTTTTCGAAGTTGATGCCGACGATGTCGAAAACAGACCCTTCCAAAATTACACTACGGAGGGAAGCGGGCCGACCGGCGACAGAGGCATAGCTGAAACCCGGCGTCCAGATTTTGATTTCTTCACCCCAAACGCTATCGCAGATTCGTTTGGTGCCTACCACTAGCACGCGTTTTTTAGCTACAATGGATTTCCGCTCTATGGCTTTTAAAGCTGTGGCTGTCTTGCCTGCGCCTACATCTGCCAAAAGTAATTTGGATGTCAGGATTTCCGATACGGCTTTAGCTTGGGATGGTCGAAGTGTCGGCATATGGCGTTTTCTTGACAAGGTTGGTTGTGTGTATTAGCTTACGACATATAGGGTTCAAATTCAACCTTGACAACATGTAGCACTACATACCATATTATGAAAAAGACAGTTTACGACACGTTGCATATCTACGGAACCAAAGGCATACGCGCCAAGCTAGAAGCTTTGGCTGGTGCAAACCGGCGCAGCCTTTCCGCTGAGATGCAGGTGTTGATTGAGGAAGCTTACGAACAGCGCTTTACGGCACCTTCACCAACCAAAAAGGATCTAGTATGAGTTTCGCTGTGACTTTCGATAAGCCGGTTGTAGTTTCGGCTGAGCATTTGGGCGCTTTCCTGGCATTGGCTGGTGTCCCGGCTAATGTTCATCCTCTAGATCCTGAAACCAGATATTTCAGACCATCGGATGAACCAACGGCACAAGACGAATCCGCACCAGCGGCAGCGCCAGCAGCCGAAGGCAAGCGCCGTGGCCGTCCGGCAAAGGTGAAAGGCGAAGATCCGGCAGCAGGGTCAGAGCCAGAGGCGGCAGCATCTGAGCAAGCTACTACACCAGCATCGGCGCCCGAAGAACTGCAGGTCCGCTTCACCAATCTAGTAGCCAAGGATTACGACAAGGCGCTGGAAGTTCTCGGCAATTTTGGCGTCAGCCGTTTCACTGAGCTGAAGCCGGAGCAGCATGCGGCGATTGCCGATGTGCTAACACACTTTGGGGTTTAACATGAAAGCGATCTTGGTTGTACTGATGATGTTGTTCAGCGCGGGCGCTATGGCGGCTGGTGAATGTGGCGACAAGGGTGGGCGCAGCGGCGCAGACGGCGGTGGCACCAACTTCGGTCATTGTCGTGGCGCCGGTTGTTTCAAGTGAGCCAAGCAACTTAAGAACCCCAAATGGCCGAAGCGAGTTTGTCGGGGGCGTTTGGGTGTGCTTTATTAACTTTTGTCAGAGATGGTTATCGACACACCCAAGAGCGTTTTACAGGAACCGGTTTCGCTTAATAAAAACCGGGTCATGAATTACACGGATTTGCGATGGGGTCTTACCCCTCATCAATAGCAATCCCAAGCCGGGGAAGGGCCGGCAGATTAAGAGCAAGGAGGTTCCGCTTTGCGAGGGCGGCCAAGTACAGTATCCGGCGTTGATGGGCGCTGGCTGTAGCCTGCTTGCTCACCTGAGCTGGGTTGCTGGTAGACATGACGTAGGAACCAGATGGCTTGCCGGTGAAAAGTAACCGGCTTTTTTTCAAATACTCTAAAGGCGAAACTCAAATGGCTAACGATGTCGCAAAATTCTTCGGTAATGTCCAACTTCCTTCCCGCGATAAACTCCAACAGGATCTGGCATCTCTCGGCGCGGCCAAAGCCGGGCTTATGGGTGGCCAAGCTTTGCTTAGACTCACCAAGGTAGGGCAATGGGTTCTCGGCCAGGAAAGCGAAGCCGTGCATGAAGGCCAGCAATTCATTGTCAACCCGGTATCAGTGCAGACCGGCTATGTCGCTTGGTGGCAGGGCGGCATTGAAGGTGAAGTCATGCAGCCGTTGAGCATGGGGCCGGTAGATCCTGACAAACTCGGCCCGGTCAACTCTGGCGGCATTCCTCCTGGCGGTAAAGCACCATCCGGGCGCGGCTGGGAAGATCAAGTCAGCGTCAACCTTGCTTCCTTCGACGGCATGCAAGTCGTCTACAGAACCAACTCTCTTGGTGGCCGCCGCGCCATTCTGGATCTGGCCGGCAAGATCGCATATGGCTATCAGGAAAATCCCAAACGCTTCTACCCTGTAATCGAATTGTCGTCGGACAGCTACCAGCATAAAAATAAAGAGTATGGGACCATCTACAATCCCATCCTTAATATTGTCGCTTGGCTGGATGAAAACGGAAAGCCGGTAAGCGATGTTCCGATCTTGGATAGACCTCCCCTGGTGTAAATCATGAAAAGCATTCTGTTGCTGGCCCTGCTTGCAGGGCCAGCGATGGGCGCAACTGCGCCCGTCACAAAGGAAGTAACGTGTAAGGAATATGCCCAGGTGACGCGTGAAGCTACCGGCCTTATCTACATGATGAATCTGCCGAAGATCATCGAAGCTTTGAAGCGGGCGCACCCGACAGTACCGGAAGAACATGTTCGTGGGATCTTGGCTTTTGTTCTTCAGCCGCCGATTACACCAGGGGAGACATCAGCGGCTTACATTGAGAAGAAATGCTTGGAACTGGTGGCTGTGGAAGAACGTGGAACCCGGATTGAATTACGGGAGATTGAGAGATAAGGTAAGGCTAGACTAGGCCGGGCCAGGCCGGGCCGGGCCGGGCGAGGTGCGGCGGGGTGAGGCAGGGCAAGGGTGCGTAAGCACATTAAATTAGTCGCGGCGCGGCTTGGCATGGCACGGCCGGGCAAGGCGTGGCGCGGCCTGGCTGGGCAAGGCGGGGCCAGGTGAGGCAAGGGTGCGTTTGCACAAATTTTAAAGGTGATTTTCATGCGTAGATATGAAGTTTTCGTTACTGGTCAGACCCCATTACTTATGCATTGGGACAATATTGATTGGTCGGATTCCATGGATGATTGGAAAAATGACCCGCATAATAAAAAAGGAAGTAAAGCCGGAGATGATCGTTCACCCGCATTTCGTTGGATTGGTTCAGTTTACCATGATGGTAAATTCGTCACTATGCCAAGCGATAATGTCATGCGCTGCATTATGGAAGGTGGCGCGATGGTGCCAGTTCCAGGTGGCAAATCTGGTAAAACTTTTAAGTCACAAACTCAAAGCGGCATCGCTCCTGAAGCTGATTGGGAATTATCAGTTAACGGGCAAGCTATTCCTATCCAGCACATTCACGCTTTGAAAGATGTAGAAGATTTTAAAGCGCATCGCAAAGCTGTAGAAGCTCTTGGCTTCAGTCTTTTCATTAAGCGGGCAAAGATCGGCACAAGTAAGCATGTCCGGGTGCGCCCACGTTTTGATAGCTGGTCACTTTATGGCACGCTTTCAATAATGGATGAACAGATCACTGATGAAGTTTTGAAAGACATTCTCACTTTTGCCGGGCAGTATAAAGGTTTAGGTGATTGGCGTCCTGGCGGTAAAACTCCAGGGCCATTTGGCAGATTTACTGTGGTAATTAAAAGGATTTAAGCGCGGTTCGGCGTGGCATGGCAAGGCGAGGCTAGGTTGGGCTAGGCATGGGTGCTTTATGCACAAGATATTAAAGCGTGGCGTGGCTTGGCGAGGCGCGGCTAGGTTTGGCGAGGCATGGGTGCTTTATGCACAAGGAGATTTGAAATGAGTAAAATGTTTTTTGGCGGTATTCCAACTGCACCAGAAGTTGAGAAATTGATTAAGACTTTTGAACCTTTTGATGTGGGAAATATTATCTTACATGAATCAATTGAAAAAGTGCTTGGCCATCCTATCAGGTCTGCTCGCTACAAGGTAGTCACCAATGCTTGGCGTCGTAAATTGCTCCAACATTTTAACATTGAATTAGGGTCATTACATGGCCTTGGGTTGAAGGTTCTTAGTAATGGTGAAAGGATTGAAGCTGGTGAAAAAGGTGCGCAATGTGGTACACGTAAGATTCTGCGTTCAGTAAAGAAAACTGTTGTGGTCGTTACAGATGACCCACTTTTAAAAAGGAAACAGGAACTTCTACAGCGTTATGCAGCCGCCGTAATATTCGATCACAATACCTTGCAACGTGACGTAACCCTTCCGACTCCTACTGAAAATCTAATAAAATGATACATGCAGATTTTGAAACCCGTTCCACCTTTGATTTACTCAAAGGTGGAATTTATAACTACGCGGCCCACCCGACCACGGATGTGAATTGCTTGGCTTATGCATTTGATGGTGGAGATGTGGAACTCTGGTTGCCCGGTGAAGACCCACCAAGCGAACTTCTCTATCACCTGAAGCAAGGCGAACATTTTGGTGCATGGAATGCACAATTCGAGCGCCTGATTTGGAACAACGTGATGCCGCGCCATGGCTTCCCCACCATCCCTCTAAGTCAATTCTATTGCGTGGCCGCCTTATCCCGCGCCAGGGGTTATCCTGGCGGTTTGGACAAGGCCGCCCGCTTTGCCGGCATCCCACAGCTCAAGGACAAGGAGGGGCACTACTTGATGCTAAAGTTGTGCAAGCCCAGGTCAATGGAATATGGCAATGTACCGGTATGGTGGGATGACCCACGCGATTACGAACGGCTGGCCGAATACTGCCGGCAGGATGTGAAAGTCGAACGCGCCTTGTTCCACACGTTCATCCCATTCACAGACAGCGAACTAACCGACTATCACATCAGTGAGGAAATCAACGACCGTGGTGTAATGATTGACACCAAGCTGGCATCCCATGCTATCTGGTTTGCTGAGAAAGAACACATCGACAATGACCGTGCGTTAACCATCCTCACCAAAGGCTGGGTCACGGCGCATACCCAGGTTGAAAAGATCAAATCTTGGGTGGCCACCCAATGGAAACCGGTTGAGGATTTGAGTAAGGGTACGATCATCGATTTGCTGGACGAATCCGACATACCAGACAACGTCAAGCAGGTTCTGGAAATCCGTTCCGGCCAAGCCAAGGCGGCTGTATCCAAGTATCAGGCCATGCTAGACCGCAAGTCGATTGACGATTACCTACGCGGCCTGTTCATGTTTCGTGGTGCTGGACAGACTGGGCGCTATTCATCTACAGGGGCGCAAGTCCACAACACCATGGCTGAGACATTCCCCGAAGCCATACCATTCATGCTTGAAGATAATCATGCCGCACTGAAGATGCTGGATGACCCAGTCACCATCTTGGCCAAACTTGTTCGCCCAACTTTCATCGCTTCACCCGGCAAGGTTTTCCTAATTGGCGACTACGCGCAGATCGAAGCACGCATTACGGCATGGCTGGCCGGCGAGACTGAGCTACTGCAGTTGTTCCGCTCCGGCGTCAGCCCTTACTCAAGCTTTGGTGAAGCCGTGACTTGCCGGAAGATCAGCAAGACGGAAACGCCGAAGGAATACAAGGTGTTCAAGGCTTGCGTGCTTGGCCTTGGATTCGGGGGCGGTGAAGGCGCCTTGGCGCGGTCTTTGAAGAAGGAAGGCATTGACGTACCCATCGACGAGCGCAAGGCGCTGGTGGCCGCCTACCGGGGCAAGTACACGCGGATTACGCAAGGGTTGTGGCCGGCGCTACGCGACGCCGTGCTGCTGGCGATGTATTCGCCGGGGGCGATGTTCCCGGTTGGCCCGGTTAACTACCTGTTCGACGGCGAACACCTATGGTGCCGGTTGCCGTCCGGGCGGCTGATGTGCTATCCGTTCGCCCGGATAGTGCAGGACGACTATGGCGATTGTGTTGAGTATCGGCGCGGGAACCGTTCACCAAAGGCTGGCGTGCAGGAATGGCCGGTCGTCAGGCTGTGGTACGGATTGCTAACAGAGAACTTGGCCCAGGCCATTGCCTACGATCTGCTGGCCGGGGCGTTGCGGCGGTTGCGTGGTGAATGCGTTCGCATCCATGTTCATGATGAAATAGTGGACGAAGTAGACGAAGAAGAACCAGACGAAGTGTTAGAAGATTTTCTAGCCACCATGGCGGCTGGCGAGGATTGGAGCGAAGGCTTGCCGATCATGGCTGAGGGTAAGATTAGTAGGAGATACACCAAGTGAGTAAGGCTTCTAGAGACAAGGGGCGAAGGGGCCAAACCACCGCCGAAGCCCTATTGAAAGATCATGACTGGTCTACCGTGCCGGTAAGTGCTGGCTACAAGGCGGAAGATTTGATTGGCGTTGACCCTTTTGGTGTGACGTGGAGCGTCGAAGTAAAGAACTGTGTCAGCATTACAGTTGCCCACCGCCAACAGGCAATGGAGCAAGCCAAAGCTCGCAAGCTCCCCTGGTGTTTGATGTCAAAGATCCACGGCACTAGGTTCTGGTTGATTCAGCGCCAAGGCATGAACCCGGTTGTTTGGTTTGAGAAAGGTAGTTTATTATGATTTCACATGAGGAAGCACACGCTGCCTATCTCCAGGCGAAAAGAAAATACCATGAAGGTAATACATTATGAGTCACGCTCTTTTTTCACCCAGCGCGGCAGAAAGATGGATGCGTTGTGGCTATTCAGTGAAAATGAGTAAATTTTATCCATCCACTACTAACGCAGCCGCTGAAGAAGGTACGAGACAGCATGCTATTGCTGCCGATCTCTTATTGTCAGGCGAGAATGCTAATAGTGTATTACAAACCTATCTGCAACTTGTGCGCAATCAACCCGGCGAACTGTTCGTAGAACGTAAAGTCGTCATCGTGCCGGATCTATGCGAGGGTACAGCCGATGCAATAAGAGTTGACGCGCCGGAAGCCTTGTATGTTAGTGATTTAAAATTTGGTAAGAAGCTGGTGCATGCCACCGACAACCTCCAGCTCAAGCTATATGCGCTTGGTGCGCTACGGGAATTCCCCTTGCCGCGCTATGCCAAGGTCAGGCTTACCATCATTCAGCCTAACAGCACCGGTATTCCCGTGCGCCCGTGGGATACCACCGTTGAGCACATCCTGAAGTTCAAGCCGAAGGTGGAAGCTGCCATAGAGGAAGGCTTGAAGGAGAACCCCAAGGCGGTGGCCGGTAGTCACTGCTTCTGGTGTCCTGCCAAGATCCACTGCCATGCCTATCTGCTTCACATTGGCAAAAAATAATTTGACTTCACCTACTTGGCTATGTATCATAGGGGTACACAAGGAGGTAATATTATGGACGTTATGGAAGATCCTACTTGGGCTTTACGCCCGAACATTAAGCAATTTGCTCTGGACTATCTGGACGATATGGAAAAGATTGAATTGCTTGTAGTATTGCAAAACACGTTAACACACGATTTTTATGCGTTTCATAAAGCATTTATTTGGGGTGAGTCGCCTCAAGGTGATAATTACTGGCGTAAAATCTGTATGGAAGTTTATGCAGGTCTACGTGTACGGCTAAGTGAGCCAGAATGGGTTGGCTTTGATCCGGCAGAAGAACCGCAAGGCTGGCAGCCGGACGTAGTGGATGGCGCCAGTGTAATGGGTATAACAAGAGGTCTATTCTGATGGAAGCTCTACTCGCACAGATCCAGGCATTGCGCACCAAGCGTGACCGCATGACCGAACTGTTTAATGAACAGATCGAAATGCTTGGGTTCAAACTTCAAGAGCGGATGGAAAATGATGGCTTGGATAAGTTTAAATCCGAGGTGGCATTAGCATATTTCACCACGCCAAAGACCGCTGAGGTTTCCGATTGGGTTTCGTTCTCTGATTACATCATCAAGAACAATGCACTCGATCTGCTAGAGAAGCGAGTCTCTGTCGGCGCACTGGAAAAGCGCATCGAAGCTGGCGAGAATGTTAAAGGTGTCACCATTCTGACTGGTGAAAAGAAATTAATTATTAGGAAGAACTGAGATGAAATATAAACTGCATATCCCTGTAATGTATAAAGCCTTGGAGCCTTTAACAATGGCTGAGTACATCAAGGAATTTGACCGGCTTAACCATTTGAAACACTGCGATTATGACTAGCGTAACCATCGTCGGCCTGCGTGGTGTCCAGGCCGATAAGATCAAATCCATTTACGGCAATCAGTTGGATCTACGCTTTGCCGATGTGGATGAATCACCACGACAAATCAAAGCCACGGCTGAGTCGTCCGACTATGTGGTGTTAATGACCAAGTTCGTTTCGCATCGGGTGCAAGATGCCCTGGCTGACCATGACCTGACTTACTGCAATGGCGGAGTTAGCTCGGTGAAGCTAAAGCTTGATGAATTGCTTCGTTGATGACCGGCCCCCACTCAGCCTCATGATCCCCGATTTCGGTGTGTTCAAGGTTCATGTTGAACTGCTTGACTCGGGGATCTTTTCCTTTGTAGCCGGTGACACCCATCAAACCCCAATCTGAGAAAGGCACAAATTGACTAAGCCAACTCACAGAGTCTTTAGGACTCCAATAGATGTGGATGAACTTCAATTCGGGATGAAAGGATATGTCGTTATCCAAAGCCGGATTGATGAGAACAAGCCCGTGCGTTGCTATCTTGTTGGAAAGACGCCAACCGATGGTGCAGCCGTTGCTGTGGCCGATGATAAGGCTGCCAGGCTCAATGAGCTTTCGCAACCGCCGTTCAATGATCCAATCGATGATGTTGGTGATGAAAGCGAATAGCGCCGGGATGTAGCCGTAGCCCAGGATCACCACGTCAAGCCCTGTCAAGTAATCCCTCAAGAAACTGATGGTGGAACGTTCTGGATCTTGGGTTTCAATCCCGTGCAGCAAGTAGGCTTTCATAGCGTTTCATCTCCTGTTTCACCTTATTGACGTAAACAGCATTGCGCACCGTAGGCTTGCCGGCATTGTAGGCAGAGATGGCGCCATCCAGCTTGCCCCATTTTTCCAGCAGTCGAGACAACAAATTGCATCCCAGGCGCAGATTAGTTTCTGGCACCAGCAATTCAGACAAGAAAACTTTATCGAACCCCATGCCTCTGGCCGTAGCACCCATGATCTGCATCAACCCCCAGGACGTGGCCAGTGCAATTCGTTCTGTGTTCTCGCTACATTGCCAGCCGAATATTTTCACCTTCTTCCCATCGATGTAATTCTTCTTGAACAGCAGCTCAAACCGAATCGCGTAGGGGTTCCAGCTTGACTCTACCTTGCAAACCGCCAGCGCCAGCGCCGGGTTCAACTTGGTTTCCTCGGCTATCTTGATGGCGAGTTCTTCCAGTTCGGTCATCTTATCCAATCCTTTACTGTGTCGATAAGCCAAGCAACACCCGCGCCGATGAACAGCACACCACCGATGAAACCTTTTTGCCGTTCCAGATACTTTTCAATCTTGGCAAGGCGCTTGTCTAGTTCGTCAAGCTTGAACAGGATCTGTTCCAATGGTGTTTTTTCTTCGCTGGTCAACATGGCTATCACCTTAGAATTTGATAATGGTCATGAATGCGATATTGCGTGGTCGTCCCTCGGTGCCTGCGCTTTGAGTTGAAATGCCAGTAGTAGCGCCGTTAACAGAAACACCTGTTCCAGCGTTTGCAGCTCTAGTATCACCTCTTGCACCAGCAAAGGGTATTGTCACCAAAGAAACGGTACTATCGTTATTATCCCCAGCACTGCCAAATGAAAGTCGTCCAGCAGTACTATCATCACCAGTGCCCCCACTAGTAAATGTATATCTTTCAAGTGAATGGGTGTGGCCACCGTCACTTACTCCATGGCTATGGCCACTGTCATTTACACCATGACTATGCGGTGCGTTATCGGCTGTCTGCGTACTACCAAGCACGCGCCCGGTATCCACACCTCGGCCATGGTCGTAGCTTCGGAAAAATTCCCCTCGGCATTCCGGCAAGTTGAATGTCGTACTGCCATCCCCCACTCCATAGGTCGTGCCGATGATTGCGAACAAGGCTGAATAAGTGGTTCGGCTTACTGCCGTACCATCACATTCAAGCCAACCTGCTGGCGCCGTAGGCCCAGCGAACATAGCCACTTCACCAGTCATGAAAATATCTCCACTTAATTGGAACGAACTGGTGGCCGTCATGCTGAACGGTACGGCGAATACACTTGCGCCACCAAAGGAAAGAACCGAATTACTTACGCTAGACCAATAAACAGCCCAAAGGCCGAAGCTGGCATTTTGCCAGAGCAATGATGTAACAGCATTCACAGCAAACGGCACAGCGGGTATAGCTGCACCAGCGGCTGCCGCCACGATATTGGCAGCCATGGAAAAGTCAGCCGACACACGGGCGTCACCAAGAATCAGAGTCTGCCCCAATCTGTCAGTAATGGTGCGTAGGCTATCAACATTAGAAAGACGATCAGTTGAAGTCATGTGCTGGCCCCCTCGAAATCGCCGGTAAGCACAGCATCGCAACTCCAATCCGCTGCTTTGATTGTCGCACCAGCAGCAGAGAAAGTCGCGGCTGGCTGAGGATTCCAGTACACCGGCCATGGCCCTTGACTGCCATTGAACATGGTGATGACGGCGGCGGCCACAACAGACAAGGCAGCGCCATTAGCTGAATTTTGGCCGGCTACCAGATTCGCCGTCACGTTGATAGAGAAAGACGCTTCGACAATCGCGCTGCCAAGCGTCACGACTTGGCCCATGCGGTCGGTCGTGTTCACTTGGTGATTCGTTACATTCACCCGATCAGTGGTAGCCATGGCCGCCTCCCTGTTGGAAGAACATCAACGCGCCTTTCTTCAGTTCTTCCAAAAGCTTTTCTTCATCTTCTTCAATTCTATTCGGCCTTGGCTTCCAGCCATCCAGATTCTTTTTAGCGCCTGTCGTGGTGCCAGTGAATGTAAGAACCGCGCTGGCCACAATCTCTGCAGCGCCGCTGGCGACAGCTTCACCCGCGAAGTTGGCGGCGGCAGCAGCGATAAAGCTGGCATCACTGCCAGTTTGAGTCAGTTCCGCGCCGGTCCAGCTCTCAAGTCCGACAGCAGCCGCGCTCCACGCCCCGCTGGTGAATGCTTTGGTATCCCAGGTAAGCACAGCAGCAGCCGTATCGCTGAAGGCACCAGCGGCGGTTTCTGCTCCGTTCCAAGTCAAGTTGCCAACGGCTATTTCAGCCCAATCACCAGACGCATTCGATGTGCCGGTCCAGGTGACGGCGGCGGTCGTTGCTACATTCCAAGCGCCGTTCATGAAGATGACGGCTTGGAAGTCTAGCGTCGATGTGGCACCGCCTTGCGTGAGCCTGCCTGCAACATCCGATGCACCAGTCCATGTCAGACTACCAGCCGCGATGGCATTCCAGTCTGAGGTGCTGGTGGCCGTGCCATTCCAGGTAACAGATCCGGCAGCCGCTATGCTGATAGCGGCTTCAGTGGCGGCGGCAGTGCCATCGGTGCCTTCCCAGGTCACGCTGGCGGCGGCAGTGGCGCTCCACGCGCCGGAGTATAGGCCAGTGCCATTCCACGTCAGAACGGCGGCTGTGGTGGCGCTCCATGCGCTGGCAGTTGTAGCCGCGCCGTTCCATGTCAGGACGGCGGCGCCGGCAGCCGATAGATCCGCGCTGATGAAAGTCTTGGTGTCCCAGGTCAGTGCGGCGACAGCCGGGATGCTAAGCGCAGCAGACGTAATGCCTACGCCGTTCCAGGTGAGTGTGGCGACAGCAGCCTGATTGAAATTCGATGTGGCGGTTGAGGCACCATTCCATGTCAGGACAGCGGCAGCCGTATCGCTGAAGGCAGATGTAGCTGTCGATGTGGCATTCCAGGTCACAACAGCGGCGGCTGAAGAACTGAAAGCGTCGGCGGCGGTGGACGCACCAGCCCATGTCAGATTGCCGACAGCGGCAGCGGTCCAATTACCTTTGAGGGTTTGCGCACCCGTCCACGTCAGAACGGCGGCGGCAGTATCGCTGAAGGCAGATGCAGCGGTTGTCTTGCCATTCCAGGTCAATGCACCAACAGCAGTATCAGAGAATGGGACGGCAGCGGTGGATGCACCCGTCCATGTCAGCGTGGCGGCGGCGGTGAGTGATGCAGCATTGCCAGCAGAAGATAAAACTTTTTCGTGATATTTGGGGTCAGTTTCCGTAAACACCATTGCAAGAACGGTGTCACTGCCCCTGGTGTAGACGTTGGTGTAAATCTTGGTTACTGTGCCAGCGTAAAAAGAAGCAGGAGCAGACCACCCACCATCATCGGCATTGGATTGGGTAAATATATCAGAGGTACTAGCTTGTATAAAGGTATTCCAAAGGGTCGTTCCGTCAGCGGCAAATGAGGCAGCATTGTCTGCTTGTGCAAAACTAGTCGCTCCGGTAATGTCAGTATCTTCTGACATCGTTGGAGTATCGGCAGAATCGCATTTTGCTGAATTCAGCTCATTGACATTACCATCTACACAAGGATAACGGACTTTTGTATTTGCTCCACTTACATAAGAAATGCCTTTCTGTTCCTGAACTGTATCCCCGGTATTGATAACCGTATCATATGAAGCAGGGAAGGCTTGGAGAGAATTTGCAGAAGTCAATGCGCGTTGATAGGCATCAGAAGCACCATCATCCACGAAAAAGAAGTGCATCCGATCACTAGAGCCAATAACAACTGCACCGGCTATCCAGTTAGTTGCACCACCATTATCTACTGCTACATCAATTGTCCAAACCCCGGCTTCACGGCGAGCATAAACTACACGTTCTCTATCATTCCCCATATTGGCAACACTACTGCCATTGTAAAGTACAATCACATCGCCATCGGAACGGATAGAAATGGATACTGGATAGGGAACGAAGCCAGTGACAGGAGTAGCATTGTCTTTTATTAATTCGTTTGAAGTAGTCCAACTATCACTAGACATGCTGAAAACGTGATAACGTAAATCTTTATTAGCGGCGCTGCCATCAACTGAAACAACATGAAGGTTGTCACCACTTTGAACAATACTTACGCCTTGTATGGCATCGCCGGATGTGACAGAAACATCGGTGCCTACAGCGGTAAAACTGGAAGTTGGATCAGTAGCTTTATAAGCCCTAAGATCATCCCCTCCAGTATTGGAAATGGTAATGACATAGACGTTGCCACCAGACGACAAAAATGGGCCACTGAATCCCAGGCTTGCGCCAAAGGTTGTGCTGATTGTCGTCGGGAATGCCATTTATGCCACCCGGTAAACATAGCCATCAGCGATAATGGTGGCAGTGGGAAAGAGAAGTTTCCAATCGGCCAAACTCTTGGAATTAAAAAAGAATGGCGCATTGGGATTGGCGAACTCAGTCAGGAAATGGCAGATACGGATGGTCGCCCCATATTTGACGATGTTGGACTGCAACACTGCGCATTCAGAATCAGTGAGAGATGTCACCAAATCCTCGGTAATGATGAGGGTGAAATTACCACTCAGCGCCGCATTCTTCACTCGATTACGTGAAGCATTCGTAGAAGAATCCTCGTTAAGTACAGTGGCAGTAGTACGTACCCCACCACCACGCAGACGGTTGAAATGGCCAAGGCCTTCACCATTCGTCGGGTCAAGCCCGACCGCCCGAATGGCCGCATCGATGTCGCTATCTTCATTTAACGATTTGTTCCCCTGAATGTAGGCAGACACATCTGTACCGATGGTGGGAATGCCCAAGTTGTTCAACGCTTCCACAGTCCAGCCGAACCCACACCCCACGTCCAGCACGCTATCGGCTGCTGTGAGGTTGAATTGTTGGATGAAAAATTGCGCTCGGCGCAATTGTTCTGGTGCCAGCACATACCGATTGTAATGCAACATGATGGCCGCCCGAGTATTCGGATGGCCATCAGGTTCTGCATTAAGTTGGTAGGCGGCATCGAATAAGGCTTTGTCCCATGTAACAGCCATGATGCCCCCCTATTAATCAAGCGTGAAGCTGGAAGCCGTAGTCAGGCGTGGCGTCACGTTCTGGCTGAAATTGATGTTCGGGCTAATGGTGCCAGCCGCGATGATCTTGCCTGCGGTCGAAGCCGAAGTCACACCAATAGCAGCGTGGGTGAACGTGCCAGTAGACGTAGTGGCGACTTGCGGGAAGTCGATGTTGGCCACCGGGCTTACGGTCGTTACGCCAGTCACCGTCCAGCCGGCAGTGGTTCGCGCCACGCTGATGCGGGTGTAAGCGGTATAGCCCCCTTCGTTGGTGCCTTGCGTGCCGGTGTCACCAGGGTCGGCAGTGTGCAGGGAAACCCACAGGTTAGTCAAAGGCGCCGTGGCCGCATTGTCGGCCACGTTGCTGATTGCCGTTGCGTTGAAAATCAGCTTGCACAGATCGCTTTCAAATGTGTCGGAAAAACCGGCCATGGTTCTAGCTCCTTAATATACAGGCGTATAAGAAACGTTGACGATTCGCCCAAGCTCGTCACGTTGAATATGGGCATTCAAATCTTTTAAAACCTTTTGCTGCGGCATCACCATCTGTTTCGCTGGTGCGGCGGCCACTGGCATTTTCATCTTGGCCATTTGTTTTTCATAGGTTGCACACATCCTTTCGGCGGCGACAACCTTAGCTTCGGCAATCGCTATGTTGGCCTTTCCCTCGGCCAGTTCTTGAACCAATGCAGTAACTAAAGCTTGAGTTTCTTTCGCTTCAGCCATGTGCTCGGCTTGCATGGCAGCCGCCTCTTTCTTGGACTCATCCATGGTAGCTTTTAATTTAGCCATCATCTCGTCTTTGCCGGAAAGCACCTGTTGCTGCAAAGTGGTGAAGGCTTTTTTCAATTCAGCGGCTTCGGCTTTGGCAGCATCTCGTTCAGCAACGGCTTCGTCGGCGCTGTGTACCGTATCTATCAAGATTTCCAAAGCGCCTTTGATGGATGTGTTCCCTAGCTTGGTGCCTAGAGCTTCCTGTTGCGTCACCAAAGATAGTGACCGTTCAAGTGCCCTGAGTTTTGGGTTCATCGTGAAGCCCTTCCACTAATTAGACCGCGTGTAGTCTCAAGGGCGTTTTCAGGTTCTTCATATTCGCCTTGTTGTCTGTTAGCAATATAGCCCAGCGGTTTAGCCAACGGACCGACCGGCACCCCGGACACCAGGCCGATCAAGGTCAAAGCATCGTGGATGGGACCACGCATGGCTACCTCATCTTCGGTAGCGATCTTGTAGGCGTCATATGGAACTCTGCCAGCCGCTTCGATGGCATTTACTGCGGGTGACGTGCTGATATGATCGTTATACCACTTGTCGTCGAATCGATTCACCATGACTTGAATGACTTGGCCTGCGCCGGGAACCATGGCGGTCAGCCCTTTTACTTGGCTACCGAAGAAAATGGAACCCATGGTGTCAAGATAACCGTCATCATCTTTGTCGTCCCACAGATCGCCGCTCACTCCCTGAGAGATAGCTTCCGCAATGATATTCGGAATAGCGAAGCCGAAGGCGTAGACGTATAGGGCGCGGCTGGCGCCGGCAAAGCCACCTTGACGGCGAGCCTTGATGAACTCAGTGGCATTCAGGTTGGCCGACATATTGAAGTAGGAATAGAACATAGTGAATAGTCGCGAGAAAGCGTTGCCAGCTTCCAGCCGGGAAATATCCTCGGCATTGAAACTGCCTTGGGTTTCACGCACTGCGCTGTCAGCGATTCGCCGCGCATCCACTTCGCCATAGCCTTCTCGTGTAGCTTTCTCGTAAGCGCCACCCCATACAACATGATCCACCATGTTTTGTATAGCTGAAGTCAAGATGTAGCCATGCTCACGCATGAAGGCCTTACCCTTATCGAAGCGCGAAGGATTCAGCATGATGTTGTCGATGTTACGCTGCATCTCGAACAATACTGTGTGTGACCGGTTCCGCATGAAAGAAGAATCTTCCGCAATCGCGTTGGCGTATTGTCCTGGTGACGTAACGTAACGCACCAGAGCGCCGGCCAGATAACGCCATTCTACTTTGGTCGATGCTTGGAAAATACCCGTCAATTGCTGAAGCGCCACCGATGCATTAAACACCATGCTGTTCATGGCAACGTTGGTGCGCAAGGCATGCACATATTGATCGTAGTTTTGCAGTCTCGGTCCACTCGGTTGTTCCACCTGTTGCAATGCGGATCTTTGCAGCCAAGGGACCAAAGCCACCTGGGCAATTTCTGAATCGAAGTTAGCAAGTACTTCCCTGAAATTCTTGTCGGTTATAATCCTGCCCACATCCTTCACATATTTCTCCATGTGGGTGAAGCGCAAGACTTTTTCAATGTGCTGGGGGATAAGCCCCAGGTCCATCGTAAGATGGGTGCGATAGTTCTCGTTCCGATTTCGTAATGAACCGCGCCCGGTAGTCGGGAAGATGAAACTACTTGGCTTACTCTCCATGGCTTCTTTTTCCTGGTGGATTGCTGCATCCTCCACCATGAAAGGATCAGCGAGCGCCGGGTAATACCAGCCAGCGTAATCACCAAATTGCGTCTTGAACGGGCGGCGGGTGACTTCATCCGGGTAAAAGCCATAGATTTCCTTGTGCGTTTTCCAGGCTTCCGGCTTCAGTTCCTCGAACAGATCACCTACCGCCTGCATGTAGTCGTAATCGGCTTTGGTAACTACCCCCTCATCTTCCATTCGTTTGACGAAAGCATCCCAACGGCTGGTGTCCAGATTGCCTTCGGCATCGAAGGTAGCCCAACCCTTTGGAATCAAGAATTTGGCACGATTGGAATCGTTACCCATGTGCATCATCGCACCAAGCAAATGCACCTTGTCATCAAAGGTATAATTCAGATCCTTCACCGCATCGATTTTCCCTGGTGCGAATACATCTTTTGGAATGGATTTGACCAATTCCAAATATTTTTCCAAGTAGATCCGGCGCTGGTCACGGAACATGTCGGCAGCAAAACTGATTGGGTTCCAGATGTACTTGCGGAAGAATCCATGCGGGTCGCCACTATCCATCGCATCCACCCAAAACTCAATACGGCGCATAAAGGCACCAGCCCCAAGCAAATCCCGTTTGGTTTTTTCCCACTTGGTTGCCCTGCGCTCATAACCGGCGCGTTTGAACCCTGGCGGAATCAACGAACTGGTGATGCCGTTCAGATCACCAACGATTTGGCTGCGAGCAATCATCTTGCCGTCGATGTCAGATTGCTTGGAGCGTGCCGCCAAATGCCATAATCCATCGATTGCAGCCTGCACCGTTTTGAAATCGTCGTAACTCATGTCTTCGATGGTGCGGCCATCGGCAGATGCCAGCTCTACGATGTCTTTCATGTCCATGTAAGTTTGCGGGTCATAGTCAGCCAGTGCCCGCATATGCACATCAGCGGCGGCCTCACCACCCACACCCATCCCATGTACTGATGCGATAGCGCGGGCGGCGTTGACCATATCCATGTTGCGGGTGCGGGCCAGCCGTTCGTCAGAGCGTGACAGGAATTTCCTAGTTACTTTGGTCCATGAGTCCACTGTCTCCCGCGCTTCAACCGCTTCCCGGTAGAGATAGATGTTCAGCATCTGGCGGGCTTTGGCATCCAGGGCTTTATCCAGGTTGCGTCCAGTGCCGGCGCGGAACTCCTGCCCCAACATGGCGTCGTCGGCTTCCTGCGCCGCTTTCAGCGCGGCAGCCTCATAAACCTTGGGATTCAGTTCGCTTATCTTTTTCCGGCCAATGATCTGGCGTGCGATGTCCTTAACGATTGCCGGGTGAGTGGTTTCTTTTCTCGCACCCATGCGTTTGAGGATACGCATCTCGAAATTGAACACGTCGATCTGCCGGGTATTCTGTACTTCCATGCCAACCTTGTCCTCGAAGTTTGGGTCAAGCATCAGATCGCCATGGGATTCGCGCATCCGATATTTGACTTCTTCGTCGATGGCTTTTTTCAGAGAAGGCAGGCCAATCAATTCCCTTACCAGGGCTTCACCAGATGGAAGCCCAAACATCTGTGCCACCACGTCAGGATGCAACCCGTTTTCGGTATAACGGAATGGCAGGTCTTTGAGATTCACGCCCATGTCCAGCAGAGTTTGCTTATCCAGTTTGGTGGATGCCAAGCCTTCAATCTTGGTGCCATCGGATTTCAGCCCGGCCCACAGGAAATAGGCGGCCTGATAAATGGGGTTCTCCAGGATTTCAGCACGCACTGATTTCTCGAGCGTCCGCTTTTCCTTGCGCCATTCTTCCAGCCGCTCGGCGCGTAATTCCTTCATGACTTTGACGCGGAAGGTGTCCTCTGCTTTGGCCTTGGCTTCAGCGATCATGTCGGTGTAAGTCTTCCATTCGGCTTCAGTCATATCCTCACGCTTGAGCAGCAGCACATCGTAGGTGTTGCGTTCGCGTGCTGCTTTGATCGCTTCATCGCTGGCCCACAACCGGTCCATCACATCGCGCATTTCTGGCGAGATTTCCACACCAAGGATGTCGGCATTCTTGTAAACCCTGATGAACCACTCTTTCCATTGGGCGAAGATTTCCCTTAGACCCAGCGACGGGGCTTCACCCTTCATTACATAGGCTTCGCCCATCCGGGCAAATTTCTCGTGGGCTTCAAGCGGGATCTGCAAATCGGTGGCACCAATTGCTTTCTTGGCGGTTTCCCAATCGGCCTTCAATTGCTCTGGTGCATCCCGGCGCATTGCATCCTGGCGCAGTTCTTCCAGCCAAAGGTGACTGGCTTCGTGGACAAACGTGGTCGGGTCCGAATCCTTCAGGAAAGCAATCAGGTTCTTGCCGGGGATGGAAGCGCCACGCTCGCCTTGGAACAACACTTGCTGGCCAACTTCCTTCTGTGTAGGCAGGCGGATTTCTTCACCTTTGCCCAAATCCCAAACGGCCAGTTCACCCAAGGATTCGCCCTGAGCCACGGCTTGTTCACGTGGCAGGACATTGGTGATGTCGATGTAGCCTTTGCCGGTATCGCTATCAACCCATAGCCCCAGCGCCGCGTTCTTGTCGGCCTTGAAGATGTCACGGTTCCGGCGCATGAATACTTCAATGTCTCGCGCCGTAGGTGCGCCATCGGTCACGACACCACGCTGCGGATAACCGGCTACGGCCACACCTTCTTGGCCGGACAAGTTGCCCTTAGTCGGGTGGATGGTGGCACCAAAGACGCCGAAATCCTGTTCACTGGCTTGGGCGGCGGCCAGGGCATCAACGGCGGTCTTTGTCTCAATCGGCGTGGCCTTGGGTAATTTGATCTTGCCCCCAGGCAGTGGCAGGCGCTGCGGCGTTGGGACGGCGGGTTCCACCAATTGCTGGTTGTACTTCTGCAGTGCGTCCTGCGCTTCAGGCGGCAGCCCTTCCCTCAAGGTCAACGGTTGTTCGTTGTATAGTGCCAGCGGGTCCATGTTCAGGCGGGAAGCGCGGGACACAAGCCGCGAAACGTAAGCGCCAGCTTCACGGTTTGCCTCAAAAGCATTCCGGCCAGCCATCAACGCCTTTTGGTAAACGTCACCATAGATAGTTAGCAGTGGCTGGTTCTTGGCATCCGTTTCTGCCATTTCTTTTTTAAGTGCCTCTACGATTTCAGGTTCGCTGCGGGCTATTGCTCGCGCTTCGTTTGGCGTCAGCTCATTCGGCCCCAACCGGGTGTCACCAATCAAGGCTTCATGGAATTTGGTGCCGGCCAATTTCTCGGCGTACAACCCAATCGGGACTACCAGATCACCGTGGCCGTCAGGCCCGCCAATCGTCTTGGCCTCTAGATATTGGTCCAGATTGCCGAATACTTCCTTGGCGGCGTCCGGCGCTTGGTCTTGGAATAACGCATCCCACTTATCCACCGAGATGAACACATCCTTGACTGGCCCGCTCTCCTTTAGATGATCTACGTAATCGCGCAGAGCCTGTGGCGATTCCTTGTAGACTTTGGATTCGGAAGTGATATTGCCAAGATCCTTCATGAATTGCTCGGTCTTGGCGGCCTTGTTCATATCGTGGTACAGCTCTATCACTTTGGGTGCGGAAACAGCCCCACCCAACATGGCCACACCTTTTGCGCCTATAACCGCCGATTCAACAATAGATTGCCAATCCTGCCGGGTGACACCAGCGCCGACATCACCAGTGGCGACTTCTCGCCCGATGATATTCACCATTTGCTGAAGTCCGGTCATGAAGGCGACAGACCCAACTGCGCCAGCATATCGCTTGCTGAAACCCTTGACGGCGGCCATGACTGAAGGACGCGCCAGGACTTTCGCCATCGCGTCTTTAGGGAGCACGCCGATTAGCTTTTCCCCACCAGGGACCGCTTTAAGGATTTTAGATAGGCTTGCGAATTGAATAGCAGTATTTGGAATGCCCACCATGATTGCAGCCATTCTTGCAGCAGTAGGGTCGATAGGATTGCCATCCGCATCTTTGATTCCTTCAAATTGGCGGTAGGCATTACCCACCGCTTGCCGATAGGTTTGCTCGGCAAAAGAAGCCGTGGCGACAGTACGCATACCTTGCACGCCACCGAAAACGCCACCGGCAAGTGCGCCTGCTTCCACACCTACCAGCGTACCAGCGCCAGGAATAATCGAACCGGCAGTACCGCCATATAGCGCACCCATCGCCATCCCAGCCGGCGCACCTAATGCTATGCCTTTCTCAGCGCCTTGCTTGACAGCTTCAGCCCCCATTGGTGCAAGTTGCCCTACGAGCAAACCCAGCGCCTTGGTCCATGATGGCGCACCTTCCATGTTCTGCATCGACGTGGATTCTACTTCACTGGCCAACCGTTTGCGTTCCAAATCCTGTTGCGGTGAGATGGTGCCGGCTGCGGCTTCATAGTCCAGGTAAGATAGTTGAAGTCCTTTAGCCGCTTCGGTTATCCCTTGCGGCAGAGCTTTGGCTGTGGCCCACAATTGCTCCAAGGCTGTCAGGCTGTGATAGTCATCTTGAGCCACCGCGCCATGCATGGGATTCTTGGCCAACCAAGCAGCCAGCAATGGACTTTGCGCACGGAACTTCTCTACATTGAAATCGGCACGTTTGGTTTCCTGTTCGATCTTATCCAGGTTGCTCTCAATCACCGAAGTCGGCAGGCCGGTCTTGAACTGCATTTGCAGAATTCGCGCCGCCTTGTCGTTCTTGGTCATGACCGAATTGGTCAATGCTGCATCTTGCCCGGCATTGCCTTGGAACAAATCACCGGCTTGGGTACGACGAACAGCGGCTTCACCACCGAATAAGGTGATGGGCGGCTTGGCTGTTGTCTTCTGGAAAAGATCCACACTGGCACGGCCAGCGGCGGCGATAGCGGCTGTCTTGGCTGGGCGCTCGTAGTATTGACGTACCACGGATTCAGCGTCGGCAGCGGTTTTGACTTGCTTCAAGCGATTGCCGGCTGCTTGTTCAGCACCTTGAGTCAGCTCATGGTGAACGAATGCCAATTGTTCTTCAAAACTGGATTGGCGAATACTTTTATTAAAGACTTTCTGAAAATTAGCTTGGCGGTCATGGTGCCATTGGGCAAGGCCATAAGCTTGGCCGTTGTCACCCACCGCATTGTGATTAAATGCGGATTCACGCGACAGGTTGGCCACAATCCCTTGGGCTTGTTCGTTGCTCCAGCCTTTGGAAATAAAGAATTCTAGGGGCGTCATCGGATGGGCGCTCCGAATGCTTCCAAGGCTTCTTTGAGGGTGCCGCCTGTCTGGTCGATTACATAGGCATGCTCAAAGGCGCTTTTCTTGGCGCGATAGATTTGCTGTGGAGTCCATCTCTGCGGAACTATCCCTTCAGACCGTAGCTTATTGGCAAACGCCAACGTCCAGTCAGGCGGGATTTTTTCAAACCGGACAATGTACTTGGAGCGATCTTCCGGCGTGACGGTGGCAGCCGGCACTTTCTTACCGCCAGCCAGGCCAAACAACCAAGTCGGTGTTTGCACCACACGATTGATTTCTTTTTCCATCAGTTCTTCTTTTTCTTCACGATATAGTTCACGCTTCAGAATCCGCTGTTTGACATCGATCACGCCTTCAACGAAGTTGCGCAGCCGGCCTAGCTTCTCTTTCGATTCGGCGCTTTGCTTGGTCTTATATGGATCTAGTCCTGCTTTAGCTGCATAGATATTGAACATGTCGGCATCCAGTTGAACCGCATGTCTGCCGTCAGCGGTGGAAACACGACGTTTCATTTCCATCAAATTGCCAGTCAGGCGCTGACCCAGCGTTGGCGCCAGCGCCAGGATCTGTGCTTCGGTCATACCAGACAACACCATAGGATTCGACAGTTCCCAATATTTTTTAAAGCCAGCCCGTGACTTCAAGCCTTCCTCATATTCGGCATCATGCGCAGCGCGTTGCTGAAGGGTATAGCCGCGATCATTCATGTATTTGGTTAATTCCGCTTGTTCACCAGTGCCGGCCAGTGCCATCCAAGCCGGGTCGCGTTGGAGTTGTTCCAGTGGTACACCTTTCTCGAACTTACCCAATAGAGTAGCTACATTTTGCTTATTGAGTTCCCCTGCGGTGTAGTCGCGCACATGCGCCCTTTGAGACAAATTCGCTTTAGCTTTGTCTTTGATCTGTTGGCTAACAGGCAAAGCATCCACTTCATTCATTAACAGTTCTAGATTGGTAGCGGCGTTGACATCAGTCCCGGCATGCCGGTCGAAAATCTCTTTGGCGATAGCAGCAGCTTCACCATCCACAGATGAAGCATGCACCATCGTTCCAAGTTGCGATCTTGCTTCCGGCGTCAACCTTCCGGGTTCGTTCTCGATAGATTTGAAATAGTTCAGCGCAGCAGCATCACTGCCGTTCATCAACATGGTGCGGATAACCGCATCGTGAAGCTTGGATTCCTCGGCGGTCAGCACCGCATCGATGGTGTTCCTGTCCTGTGGACGGGCATCGTCATAGCCTTCCATTCGCAGTTCATGCTTGACGTTCACTTGCATGCGCAAGATCGCCATCTGGATTTCGCCAGGCTTATTCCAGTTCAGCGCGGCGATGTTACGGTCCAATTCCTTAGCGGCTTCAAAATTTACTTTCCGGTAATTCACCGATTGCTGGGCAATGTGCTGGTACAAACGCGAGTCATGCATTTGATCTTCTACAACAGCTTCCCGGTCGAACTGGATCTTCTGTTCTTCGCTGGAAAGACTTTCCCGAATCTTGTCTTTCAAATCCTGGCGCTTCTGCCGGTATTCTTCCACCAATGGCCGCTTGACTGCATCACCATTCAGAACTTGGCTAAAGCCTTCAGCCCCGGTTTCTGGATCACCGGTTTGCAGTTTCATGTAACCGGATTTCAACTGGTTGATTGCTTCCGTCTTGCGCAATGTGTCCAGGTTCAGCTTTTCTTTTTGCGCCAGTTTACCAAGGGTATCGCCCAGACCGGCCATGGCTTGGCCAAACTCGGCTTCGGCTTGCGCGGCATGGGATAAGTTCGGAGTTGCCAGATTCAAAGGCGTGACGCCACCGCGCACTGATGGTGTTGGTGTTTGGCCTAATTGTTCTACAGTTGGCAGCTTAGGCATGGTTAGCCCCCGAAGTTATACCCGGCGAATGGCCCAGCGCCATAAGTCGCAGTTACAGCAGATCCACCTGACGGAGCGGGCGCTTTGCTGAAGGTTTCACCATAACGGTCCAGAAAAGATGAACCCCCCTTCAACAAAGTGGAGAACATGGACATCTGACCGGCGCGGGCGATATTCGCGCCTTCGGCGGTTCTGGCAGCGGCGGCGCTTTGCCCACCCAAGCGGCGGGCCTGCGCAGCGATGGTGTAGCTGCGGGCTTGTTCTTCCCCCTCATAGGCGGCCAGCGCGGACCGGTACGCGCCTTCGGCGTAAATATCGCTAATCAGATCCACCACGGTCGGGTCGGACGTGCCTGCGCCGCTTCCTGCGGCATTGGCGAGGGCTTTGGACGCAAGCAAAGCGGCGGCTTTGCGCTGCTGGTAGCCTTCTATCTGTGAAACAGCTTTGGCTTGCCCCGCCAGATAGTCGGCCTGCTTGGCTTCAAACTCGGAAGCTACCCTCTCGTTTTGCGCGGCAGCGTTGAACTGCGCTTGCTGCGCTTTCGCAGCAGAGCGTTGGCCGAAAGCACTTCCGATAGCACCACCTATTTGCAGTGCCGGCCCTATGGATGTTAATCCGCCCATCTTACGTACACTCCATTCTCATTCGGTTCAAATCCCAAGTGGGCTAAGAACTTGGTAGCCGTTTCAATATCACATGCTGGGTCAGCCACCAAAGTCCAATCATGTTCGTCAGCAATCTTCATCAGCGTCTTGGCAAATTTCAAAGCCGTCAACTTATGCTGTTCCCGCTCACCCTCTTTGGATTCTGAAAACACAGCCATCACCTTCTGGCTTATCCTGACGAATCCACCAACCGCTACCGGTTTCTCACCATCCAGGACTACCCAGGCTCGCATAGTTGGTATTGGCTCGTCGCCGTAATATTCCCGAATCAGTCCTTCGGTTGCCGGTACGATCTTCATGATTTTTCATTTGTGTCATAGGACAACACAGCGGCCAATACCGTAACCGGGCGCGGGCTAGCGGCTTGTAGGCAAACGCGAGAATCGCTGCTCCACTCACCGGGGAACTCAATCAGCTTTTCATCGTATGCTGTATCTACGGTACTGACCACTATCGCCAAATCCTGCTCATAAAGTGGCAAATCATCCAAAGTGGTGAAATCAGGGCCAAACTTCAAACTCTGCGCGTAGGCGTCGGCCAATACGAAACCAACCTGGACAACCCGCTTAGGATGGGTCAGCGACAAGGATTCACCCGGCTGGGCATAAGCAAGTTTGGTGGATTTCCATTGGGCGGTATAAGACAGGCCAATCGTTGCCGTTGTCACCGCTTCGGAAATCGTATTGATTGCCCCACCCACTACACCTTTGGTGCCTAAGTC